CGCCGAACGACAGGGCGTAGATGATCCGGTGTGACCCGGCGTTGCGAACGACTTTGCCGAAGCTCATGGCGCACCCCTTCTTTCTGCGGCCAGCGCCGCCATCGCACCCTTGGGTCGTGTTGCCTTGAGACGCCAGCACTTGCCGCACACCCACTGAGTGCTGCCCAGGTACACGCCATCGTCCTTGGGTTTGCGCACATCACAGCGAGTGCAGGTCGCCGAGTACCCGCTGATGTCACGGGACTGGTTGAGGTTGATGTTCTCGGTCAGCATCACTCACCCATCACTTTCCCGGACTCACTCATGACGCGAGCCTTGTCGATCAAGTCGCTTGCGGATTCCTGAATGCGCAACGCATCGGCGAACACGTCGCGCATCTGCTCTTCCGTGAAGCCGCTGGACTTGACGTAGTACTTGACGATCTGACCGACCATGTTCATCTGCGCTTTGCAGATGTAGTCAGCCAGCTCCTTGGAATCTTCGCTTGCTGTGTCGCAGAAGAAGTGCGCCGCGTTCTGAATGTTGTCAGCCAGGATCACCGCATGCACCAGCCGTGCGTAAGACTCGCCACGCACAGCACGCACGCTTGCCAGCATGTCGAACGATTCGGTGCGGATGTTGCCCACACTCTTGAGGAATGACTCATTCATTTCTGTACCCCGATCATTTGTTTGAACCACATTTCTTGATATGTCTTGCAGATGGCAGTCAAGATGAAGTCGCGCTTGTCGGACTTGTTCATCTTGTTGCCTTGGTCGTATTCGGTATGGCAGGCATAGCAGAGCCATGCGTGCATACCGTCGTGGGCCTTGAGCCCCATGCCCTTGCCGTGTTCGCCAAGGTTGCTGTGAGCTGCAACGACAGTGCCGTCGTCAGCCCCGCACATCACGCACCGCTGACCTTCAGCCAAGTCCAACAGCTTCCGGTTGCGGTATGTCATGCAGTACCCCCTGCGCGGATAGCGGCGGCTATCTCGCGGTAGTCGTATGCCCACACCTCGCCGTCAAACAGTTTGGCTATTCGCTCGCGCTCTTCCTGTGCGCCAAGAAGCCACCCCGCCTCAAAGCTCTCCTTGTCCGCCAAGATGTTTGGTTTCGTCTGTGCGCTCATGACATCCTTCATGGCGTGTCCAAAATTCGCCATCAGCATTTCGTAGCGCTCTCTCCAGTACCGTGCTTCTTGGTTCATGCGGCGTCCCTCTTGTTGATCGCCGCCAGCAGGTCGGTCACGTTGGTGAACTCTTCCTTGGTATCGGTCAGCATGTAGGCGACCTCACCAAAACCCCACTCACCAGTCTTCTTGTTGCGAGGGGTGTGGACCTGCTTGCACAGACGGTGCTCTTCGTTCACGTACTGGCGCACGGCGTGGGTCTCAGCCGAGTAGCCGAACGTGTACCGGAAGGGCAGCAGCTTGAGTTCCTCGAGGGTCATGGCATGACCTTCCACAACCAAGCTGTCACGCCGCACAGCATCATCACGACGCCAGAGAAGGCCATCGCAAATGCTGTGATCTCGATCCACTCAGGGACAATGAAGTCCGGCGGCATGTTGATGACGATGTACGCCACCACGAAGATGAAAAAACCAATAGCTGTCATTCGCCGTCCTTTGCTGCGCGGTACTCGTCCGCTGTAGGTGGTGCATACGCACCGTCAAACTCCCTGAATCGTCCGCATTCAGAGCGCCACTTGAGATAGGCCACACCGCGCTTGCCAAGCCAGCGGCTACGCACCTTCTGCACATGCACCTCGGTCGCCGCCTGTGGGTTGTTCAGGTCACGGTGGACCGCGATGATGTTGTCGGCCTTGTTGTAGAAGTGGGCTGAGCCACTGACCGTGTAGCCATCGGGCACGGGATAGACCCCGTCACGGTCCTTCATCAACTTCGCAGGGTGAGCCACCAGCCAGATGTGAATCTGGTTGTCACGAGCAAACTTGCGCATCTGCGTGAGGAACGTCGAGACGTACTCGGTCTCACTCACGCCGTCCTTGCGCTTGGTGTGATCGAGCTCGTTGTACGGGTCGATGATCAGACCCTTCATGCCGTGGCGGCGAATCAGAATCTTGGCCTTCGACAGCACGGACTCGAGGCTTGGTTCCTCGGGCATGATGAAATGGAAGTGCTCGTTGAGCCACGCCTTGGCCTCGGCGAACTTCATTGCGTTCACGCGGCCAGCGACCAGTCGCTCTTGCATGCGCTTTTCCATCAGCTTCGCGGCATGCCACGAGATCGGCTGGTTCTCAGGTGAGCACACGCCGAAGGACCAGCCAGCGTTCTCTGCGATGTTCACGACCAGGGCGTCAAGCCACTCGCTCTTGCCCATCGAGGGGATGCCGGTGACCAGCGTCCACTGCCCGGGGGCTGGCTTGTACAACCCATCGACAGAACCCCAGCCTGTGGGCTCGCCCTGAACCATGCCCATCTCGAGCATCTGGTTGATGTCGTCCTCAATGTCGTTGACTGAGAACACACCCTCGACAGGGAAGGGCTTGGCATCCTCGATGCACTCGCGCAGACGTTGAGCGCCGTGCTTGACCAGCACCTCGTTGGCGTCCTTGCAGTCCTCTGGCCAGATGACGCGCAGGCATCTCTCGCGGCCGAGGCGGCGTGACAGCTCGTCTTCCAGCTTGCGGCCTGGCTCGTCAGAGTCCACGGCCAGCACCCATTGCTTGACGTTGTCGAGCCGCTCGTCATCGAGGAACTCGAACTTCTTGTCGAAGTTCTTGGCCCGCTCCTCGGGTGCGCCGTCAGGCACAGAGATGCAGTGCTGGAACCCTGCGACCTCGAGGGACAGGGCGTCCATCTCACCCTCGCAGATGATGGTCTGCTGGTCTGAGATGTCGTCGTACTTGTAGAGAATCTTCTCTGCGCCAGCGACCTGACGGAAGTTCTTGTTGTGGTCGCGGTACTTGAGGTTCACAACCTCGCCGCCCTTGTAGTAGGGGAAGGCGATCGCCGTTACCTCGTCCTCGATCTGAGGCATCCAGACCCGCTCCATGCTGACGCGGTTGCGCACCAGCACCTCGGTGGTGACGCCGCGCTTGCCGAACCACTCGTGAGCCTTCTCGCTCAGGCCAGCAGGACGGAAGTCAGGCTTGGGGTAGACGCGCCGTGAGGGTGGGGCAGATCGGTTGATGACGCCTGAGCCCAGGCCACCAGACCATCCGCAGTGGTGGCAGTGCCAGATGCCCTTGATCGTGTTCACGTTCAAGCAGGGGTAGTTCTGCTTCTTTCGTGTGTGGGAACACTGAGGGCAGGTCGTTTTGACCTCCTCCCCAGACCTTCCCTTCAGGTCGATTCCGAAATCCTGAAAAGTTTTCATTGCTCTCCGCGAGTAGTTACGTTGCTGTATGTAGCGATAGGCATCGTATATGAGTAGGGATGCGTACCGCCGTCCTTCTGCGTACTGCCGACCTATTTGCTAAGCTTGACCGTAAGACTTAAAACCATCTAAGTCAACGGCGTTACTAGCAAAAAAACGTAGACAAATCAGTGGGTTGATTATCTGTCGCGAAAATTCAAATGCCATAGGTGTAAACCCCTACGCAACTTAGTTGCATCTGGAGATACACTACGACTCACAACTTGCTGATCCAGTCAAATACATTTTGGCTATCGGCGATTGTCAACCAACCCACGGAGAACCCATGAAAGAAATCGCCTCGGCGTTGGTCAAAGCGCAAAAAGCCTTTGGCCCAGCTCTCAAGCAGAGCAACAACCCTCACTTCAAGAGCCGCTATGCGGACCTGGCCACTTGCGTTGAAGCCGTCATCGACGCGCTCAACGACAACGGCATCGCCCTGATCCAGCAGACAGACCTCTGCGAGAGCGGCGTGATCGTGGAGACGGTGTTCGTCCACGAGACAGGTGAGACCTACAACGCAGGAAAGCTGCACGTCCCCGCGTCTAAGCACGACGCCCAGGGGTACGGCTCTGCCCTGACCTATGCCCGTCGTTACAGCCTGATGGCCGCTTGCGGTATCGCCCCTGAAGACGACGACGGCAATGCCGCGACAGCCGCTCCACCACAGCGCCGTGTCGTCGCCCAAGCACCGGCTCCCGCCAAGGCATCAGCCCTCGACGTGGAGACGATCACCAAGCTGGCTGAGTCGAAAGGCGTGGAAGTCGCCGCTGTGTGCAAGGCATACGGCGTGGCGTCCCTCACCGACCTGCTCGCCAACCAAGTGCAAGAAGCCGTGGCTCGTTTGCAAGCCGCGAAACCAAAGAACCCAGCAGCAACTCAGGAGTAATTCATGTCTGCCACATACAACAACCAGATCGAGATCGTTCTCTTCGAGAACACACGCGCCACCAGCGGCAAGGCCCCAACCAAGACCGGCACCGTGACGTTCCCTGACGGGACCAAGTACGACGTTGCCATCTGGAGCAAGGTCAGCAAGAACGGCAACCCGTTCGAGTCCGGCGTGTTGAAGCTGCCCGATCCTAAGTACGCGAAGAACGACGGCGGCAACGGCGGCTATCGCGCAGCTCCTGCGCGTCAGGACCAGGACATTCCTTTCTGAGGCCGCGATGTCCCTCTACACCAACGTACACGGCCTGCCTGACGCATTCGTTGCGGCAGTCCTGAACGATCCCTACACAGGCGGTGGTGACATCTCAGTCACCAAGCTGATCGACTCGCCCAAGCGGCGCACGTTGTACCGCCTGAACAAGGAGCACGTAGTTGAGGATGTCTCTGAGCGTGTCTGGTCCCTGATGGGCCAGGCCGTTCACGGCGTACTCGAGCGAGCTCAGACAAGCGCCCTTGTTGAAGAGCGCCTGTACGCAGATGTCGATGGATGGAAGGTTAGCGGGCAGTTCGATCGCTTGCACTTAGCCGACCGCGTGCTGCAAGACTGGAAGGTCTGCTCTGTCTACAAGGCTGGGGGCGATGACGGCTGGACTCGTCAGCTCAATGTGCTTCGCTGGCTCGCCCATAAGAATGGCATCACGGTCGAAAGGCTTCAGGTCGTTGCCATTTTTCGCGATTGGAAGCGCAGTGAGTCGCTTAGGCGCGACGATTACCCTAAGCAGGCGATACAAGTGATTGACGTTCCAGTGTGGTCCTTGCAAGAGTGTGAGAACTACGTGACAGAGCGCGTCACAGCGCACAAGCGTAGCGACAGTGGTGAAGAGGTCGAGTGCTCTGAAGAAGAGCGCTGGTATTCCGGCACCACGTTCGCGCTGATGAAGGACGGTGGCAAACGCGCAAAACGCGTCGTGCCAATCCTTGCTGACCTGGGTGAAATCCCCTCGGGTCACCACGTCCAAGAGCGTCCCGGCCGCAACCGCCGATGCGAGGACTACTGCGAAGTAGCCCCGTTCTGCGCTCAATGGCAAGCCATCAAGGCAAGCCAACCAACCACAGGAGAAGACTCAAATGATGTCGATTTTTGAAGCCGCCGAATACCTCGGCGTGAGCGTGTTCTCACTGCGCAAACTGGCGCGTGATCAGCGCATCCCCTCGGGCAAGATCGGTCGCCAGTGGCGCTTCCGCAAGGAAGACCTGGACTCGTTCTTGCGCAACCAGTACGGAGGCCAGGATGCAGCAGCAGCTTGACCCCGCGATCTTCGAGCACCCGCTGTACCCCGTGTTCATCGCGGCGATCGAGCAGGCCATGTATGGCAAGGGCGAGCGGCATGGTGGCAACACCACACCGTTCCTCGAGCAACCGTGGGCGCACTACGTGAAGCTGCATGGCCGTGGGTTCGCCACCGGTCAGGCGGCAAAGAAGCTCGAGGAAGCCGCCTCTACCCGCGAGGGTAATGCCTTCGTGTCAGAGGTGCTGGGCGCGATCGTCTACTGCGGCATGGCCGTTCTCAAGGAACGGGGCTCGGTATGACAGACATCCCCGTCCTCGACGAGAAGCTGGCTGAGCTCGGTGCCGACGCCAGCATGATGCTCGCCGCCTCTCACGCTGATCGTGAGGCGATGGACTGGACGCACTTCGCAGAAGAGCTGTTCATCCTCTACGCCATCCAACACCCGGACGGCTTCATGACTGAGGACGTCAGGGTCTGGGCTGGAAAGCTCGGGTTCGATGCGCCGCCAGACAACCGTGCATGGGGCTACGTCGCCAAGAAGGTAGCCAATGACGGGCACATCTCTGCCTGTGGCGCGGCCAAGCAAAAGAGTGCGAACTGCCACGGCTCGTACAAAACACTTTGGAAACTCAAGAAAGACTGACATGGAACTGACCATCAACATCAACACGCAAGAAGCCCAACTGATCCTCGTGGCCCTGAGCAAGCTCCCGCTCGAGACCTCGATCGACACATGGTTCAAGGTGAAGAGCCAAGCCGAAGCGCAGATCGCCCAAGCCGAAGCCGCTCCCAAGGCTGGAGGTACGGACTGATGCCGCACTCGAACTTCCAGCGCACCGCCGCCTGGTTGCAGGCCTGCGGTAAGGGCAAGACCGTGTCCAACCTGTCTGTTCAGATTGGTTGCGACATGGAGGAGACGGCCGAGTTCCTGGCCGCGATCCAGCTCGATGCGGGGTGGGACCGCCAGCTTCTGGCTGACATCGTTGAAGACCTCAACCATCTCGGCAAGTCGCTCAAGACCGGCGCGATCATGGCCCGCATCCCGAAGGACAGGCGTGCCGAGGTGCTCGATGCCCTGTGCGATCGCGAGGTGACGGGCAACGGCGTGGCCTACCTGGCTGACTTCGACAAAGAGGAGGCGGACAACGCCGTGCTCGACTCGAACGACGCCAAGCTGGTCAACGGCGAGCCCGTGATCCTGCCGGGTGGAAAGATCGGCAAGCCAGAGGGTTGGACAGCACCGGACCTGTCGAGGTTCGTGTGAGGTTCTCCCTCGAGCAAGAGGCCAAGTGGGCAGCGGAACTCAATGAGGCCCGCTTGCGCATGATCGGTCGTGTGCGGCAGGCGTCCTCGATGTCCTCGCCCACACGTCGCATGGCGCTCTATCAAGAATGGCGCAGTGAGCTTGGTGATGTGGCCGCAAGGGAGCAGGCCAAGTTCTCTGAAGCCGTGGTGGGTGGGCGCCGCAAGCTGTACGAACTGGAGAGGATGGTGTCGCTATGAAGCTGACCTCGATTCTCGATGTGCTTTTGATGGCCCTCTTGTGGGTGGCTTCGCTGGTGATCCTTGGCGTCATTGCCAAGGCGGCGGTGAATCTTTTCTGCATAGGGTTTGGGTGCTGAACATGGACGACAAAATGCAAAAGGAACTCTTCCGCAAGAAGCTGGAAGAGCAGATCAACAAGGTGCCGCTGCGTGTGCAGAACGGCTCGATTCAAGCGACGAGAGACTGGGTGCGTCAGCGCGACCACGCCTCGAAGCTACTCAAGAAGCCCGGGGCGACCGTCACTCAGTTGATGACCGCGCTCGACTCGATTCAATGAAAGGACTGTCATGGAAATGTTTTTGGGGGTGAAGGTCATCCAGGCTCGCGAGATGAGCAGAGCCGAATACAACGCCTACCGCGGGTGGCAATTGCCCGCCGATGAGAACGGTGACGACGAGGGTTTCCTCGTTGAGTATCTGGATGGCGGCAAGAGCAATCACGCCGCGCACACGGGCTACATCTCGTGGTCGCCGAAGGATGTGTTCGATCGGGCCTATCGCCCAACGACCGGCATGACCTTCGGCCTGGCTGTCGAGGCGCTCAAGCAGGGTCAGCGCGTTGCGCGTGCTGGCTGGAACGGCAAGGGCATGTACCTGCAATACGTCGATGGCGCGGATTGGGACATCTTCACGATCAACTCGGGCTTTCCCTTCCGCAGCTTCATCGCCATGAAGACGGTCGATGACGAGATCGTGCCGTGGCTGGCCAGCCAGTCCGATGTGTTGGCTGAAGACTGGAGCCTCGCATGATCGAGCTCGTCGAAACCATCCCCAACAAGCTCGAGATGAGCGACATCCTGGAACAGGTCAAGCGTACCGACTACGTGCTCATGCCCGATGGTCGCACCACGATCTGCCAGATCACGATGGCCAACGGGTTCACCGTGCGCGGCGAGAGCTCGTGCGTGGACATCAACAACTTCAACAAGTCGATCGGCGAGAAGGTCGCTTGGGAAAACGCCCTTGATAAAATCTGGCTGCTTGAAGGCTACCGACTCCAGCAACGCCGATTCGAGGCGGGGCTCTGATTAAGGGGGGAAAGAATCCGCAGCATGCACCGGTCAAGTGAGGGGGCTTCACCCAAGAAGCCAAGTGGCCACCCCTCCAGTCGACCGAGCGGATACGAGTACCCCCACCTTTTGCTACACACAAAGCCAGCTCCCGCAACCTAGAGCTTTACAAGAATCCGCAGGCCGTTGTATTCTGACAACGCGGCCTTCGGCGGATCGGAGAAGCTATGTCGATTCATCGCCGTGGGGAAGTCTGGTGGTATGCGTTCTCGGTGCGTGGCAAGTTGTACCGGGGCTCCTGCAAGACCAAGGATGAGCATGCCGCCCAGGAGCTGCACGACAGGCTCAAGCACGAAGCCTGGAGTGAGCGGGTTCTGAAGAAGGCAGTGCGCCGTACCTGGGAGGATGCGGCCGACAAGTGGCTGGCCGACCATGCAGGCAAACGAAGCTACAAGGACGACGAGCGGTATGACGCGTTCTGGCGGCGGGAGTTCGCCGAGGTCGGTGTGAAGTATCTGGACGAGGTGACGCCTGATGTGGTCGCCGACATCCGGGACGAGGAAGTAGGTCGTCCGAAGCTGCGTGGCGATGGCGTGATCCAGCCCGCAACGGTCAACCGGCACCTGGCGTTCTTGCGCTCGGTGATGCTGGCGGCGGCGCGAGAGTGGTTGTGGATTCCGTCCTCACCCAAGTTCGTGTTGCTCGATGAGGCTGACTGGCGCATGCGGTTCCTCACGCCACCCGAGTTCGAGCGGTTGGCCAATGCGTTGCCAGAGCCGTACCGTGCGGCCTCGAGGTTCGCAGTGACCACGGGTTTGCGCAGGGCCAATGTGTTCGGCCTGACGTGGCGCAACCTGTCGGTGCAAGGCGGGCTGACGGTGGCGACGTTCGCGCAGCAAGTGATGAAGAACGGCCTGCCGTTTGCGATTCCCCTGTCACCGACCGCGCAGGCGGTGATCAAGGCGCAGATGGGCAAGCACCCGGAGCTGGTGTTCCCGAGGCCCGATGGGGGCAGGGTGTGCGACATCCCCCCGGGCATGTGGAAGAAGACGCTGGCTGAAGCGAAGCTGTCGGACCTGCGCTGGCACGATCTCAGGCACACCTGGGCGTCGTGGCTGCGGCAGTCGGGGGTGAGTCTGGACCGCTTGCAGGAGCTGGGCGGGTGGAAGTCGCAGGAGATGGTGCAGCGGTACGCCCATCTGAACGTCTCGCACCTTGCGCAGCATGCGTTTGTGATCGAGCAGATGCTCACGTCGCAGGCGCATTCGCCGAATCTTGGAATGGGCCTGGCTCGGCCGTTCCTTGAGGCGGTGGCCTGAAAGGAAAAGGGCACTGCACGTTTTTCGCACAGTGCCCTTGAGGGTCACGAGCACTTTGAAGGCAAGTGCTTGATTTTTATGGCTCCCCGACCTGGGCTCGAACCAGGGACCTGCGGATTAACAGCCGGTAAAGTCTGTGTTGAGGTAGGTAGCAGTGTGTAGCTGGGTGTAGTGGAATCAACCACTTACCGTACGAAGGCCGCTCTCCTTGTACATCCAGCTACCCTGCGCAACTACACGTTTTCAGCACAGTCCTCAGTCGTTGGCCAGCAGAACTTCACGCATCTGCGGGTTGGTTTGCAGGATGCGCTTGACGGCGTTGGCCACCACTTGCTTCTCGGCCTCGCGGCTGCGGTTGTACAGCTCGACCTTGCGCTCTTGCGGGATGTTGGCCGACTCGAGCTCGTTGCGCACCTTCCTGATCGAGCCCACCTGGTAGTCCGCCGCAGTGATGATCGCCTTGGCGACACCCAGGCTTGGGTACTCCTTGATGATCTCGGCCCGGTTGCCGGGGTTGATCGTGTAGTCGTCCACCTTCGTCTTGATGAAGGTCTCGGCGCGGCGCAGCATCCCGAAGTTGTAGCCCTCTGGGACCTTGGCAGTCAGACGGTCAACGATCGGCAGGGCGGCGTCCTTCGTGTCGTAGCCCTGAGCCTTGCGTGCTGACCACGAGGCGAACTTGTACGTCTCGGCCGCGATACCAGGCAGGTAGCCGCCGACCAGGTAGTCGAAGGCACCGGGGTTCACGTCGATCACGCCAGGGTTCACCTTGTCGCCGCCAGTGATGGCGTTCAGGCCACGGAAGACCGCGGTCGAGATCGGGCTTGCCGAGTCGAAGTTCATGTGCGAGTCGGCCCGCTTGCCGCCGCCGAACATCGAGGCTTCCTTGGCGATCGGTGCGCCGAACCGGTTCTCGTTGAGGACCAGGTCCAGCAGCGGAGACAGCACGGTCGGGGTGACAGCCTTCAGTACGCCAACACCGGTCGAGCTCGCATCCAGCATCGCGCCGCCCATAGGCGAGAACGACTCGAACGCAGTGCCAGCGATCCGCTTGATGGTGGTCGAGGGTGACTGTGAGCCAGCCCACAGTGTGTCGGCCATGAAGTTGCCAGCGGCGAAGAACACGTTCCAGCCGTACGGGATCGGGATCGCCATGCCAGGCATGTCAGGCCAAAGCACGATCGAGGTGGCACGCTTGAACACCGGCACCTTGTCCAGCTTGTCGATGCCGTCGTCGTCCTCGCCACCAAGGGCGCGAGCGATGATGTTGGCGATGAAGCCAGCGGAGGCCATGCCCAGGGCGATCTTGCCCATCGTCTTGGGGTTCTCCTTGGCCAGGCGGTACATCTTGTTCGTGCCCTGCACTGCGGGGTTGAAGAACAAGAACATGTTGCGCATGAACTTCGAGCTGCCGCGCATGTTGAAGTTCACCGTGATGTCGCCAGCAAAGCGTGCTGCCTCGACGGCCGAGTAGCCGTTGTCGCGCATGACCTTGAAGGCGGCGATCCGGGGAGCCATTTCCATCGGGATGTTGATGGACTCCACGAAGTCGGCCATCTTGCTCACGACGTCCTTGAACGAGCCAGGCTTTGCGGGGTTCATCAGGCGCTCGAGGTCAGCCACCTGGTTCTCGAGGCTGCGCAGGTTCAGGAAGCTGGTTGCGCCGCCTGCATCACGCATCTCGTTGTACGCATCGAGGACGTCCTGGTTGGCGCTGTGTCCACGCTTGCCATCGGTGGCGATGTGGAACGCCGCCTTGATAGCCTGCGGTTGCAGCTTGACCATCTGAGCCGCCATCTCGCGGGTGATACGACCCTCGGTCACGGCGTTGAAGTACAAGTTCTGCAAGTCACGGGTGTAGTTGACCGCCGTCCAGGCAGGGTTCCATGTGGTCAGCATCTGACCCATGATCTGGTTGGCGCGGCCAGAGAAGCGCTGGAAGGCGTTGGTCGCCTCGGGTGGCCAGACCATGCCGTTGATCGCCTCAGCAAACGAGCCTGGACCCTTCTGCTTGAACTCCATCGTGATGGGCTTGCCCTTCACATGCACGACCATGACGTCGCGGTTCTGGATGTAGCGCTCGTCTGTCGCCTCGGTGACCTGGCCGTTCTCATCCAGCTTACGCACGGTGGCCAGCTTGTTGACCACCACGAAGTCTGGGTCGTAGTTGATCTCGAACATGGCCAGCACCTTCTGCTTGACCTTGTTCTTCTCGGCGTGGATCACCGCAGCCTCGAAGGACTGGAGTGTGCGGATCAGGATGTCGGACGCAGCATCACCGCGGCCCATTGCTCGGCGGTCCTTTCGGGTGCCGAACTTGGGACCACCGGCCAGGATGACCGGGTTGTCGAACTGGTCGATGTTCTCGTTCACGCCAGACAGGTTGACGTAGTAGTCGTACTGGCTGCGGGCCTTGAGCTCGTCCGTGCCGATCATGCCCGACTCGTACATCTCCTCGAGCTTCACGTTCGAGATGTCCTTGAGGACAGCCGTCATCTCGGCCAGTGTGTTGGCGTATGGCTGGTTCGACATGGCGTTCAGGATCGCGTCACCGTCAGCGGTGAAGATGCCGGAGCCACCGTCTTGCTGGTTGGGGTTCACCTTGGCGATCTGAGCGTTACGCTCTGCCGCGTGGCGTGCGCCGAGGTAAGCATCGAGCAGGCTGAGGTTGCCCAGGCGTGCGTCCTTGAGCTTGAGGCCAGGGAAGGCTTCGGCCAGCGTGGTGTCGCCACCCTCTTTGCCGAACTGCTCGACCAGCTTCATCAGCGGCTTCTCGAAGAACTTGCGGTACTTCTCCAGCTTCGCGCCAGTGCGTCGCTCGTACAAACCCTCGAGGTCTGGGCGAACGTCGTAGGCCTCGTTGATCTTGCCGCTGCGCTCCAAGTGGTTGACCACCTCGAACACGGGCGTGTACTCGTTCTGATACCAGATCGTGGCGTTGCGCTTGACCAGGTTCCAGGCTGTCTTCAGACCTTCCTTGCTGGTGAAGTTGACGTCCTCTGCAAGGATGCGGAAGTCGGGAATCTTCGCCAGGTCGGAAGGAATCTTGTTGTCGATGTAGACACCAGAGCGAGTGCGGCGCTCGATGCGACCGAGCTTGCGCATGGAGGCGACCACCTTGTCGTAGTCGGCCTCGATGGCGGTGTTGAAGCCCTTGCGCATGTCGTCGCCAGTGGCGGTGAAGACGGACCAGCGGTCCAGCACAGGGTTGTAGCGGGCGTACGCAACGGTCTTGCCGCCCTTGGCAGAGAACAACTCGTACGGGGTGCGTGTCGCCGCCAGACGCAGGTCATCAGGCGTGCCCTGCACAGGACGATCGCCACGGCGAACAGCTTGTTTGGCACCGCGCAGCAGGTAGGCAACCTCGAACTCACCCTTGCTGGCCATCCAGTTGGCAACGCGCTCCATGCCGATCTTGCGCAGGCCAGCGATGACCTTGCCGATGTAGCCCTGGAAGACGCCAGAGTTCTTGCCCGAAGCCTGCATGTCGGACAGCACTTCGTCCACAGCCTCGAGGCGACCCATCGACTCCTCGGCCATACGCGCATCAGCGGCACGGCGAACGTCGGGGCTGGTCTTGTACAAGCGCTCGAGGTAGGCGTCGAAGTCAGCGCCCATGAAGGCACGCATGCCGTAGTGACCCTGCACTTCGTGGAACAGGGTGAACTCGGCATCAGCCAGCGACTCGGCGTGGTCGGTGAAGACGAACGCTTCACCGTTCAGGTACAAGCCCTTGGCGTACATGTTGTCGCCCAGCTTGGCCATGACCTTCTCGCGCAGATCGGCGGGCAGGCTCTGGAGGTTGGGCACCACATGGATGTGGGGTGCTGCCGCCCACTTGGCGGTGATCTTGCCCAGGTGCTCGGCAACGACGGCCGGGACCAGGTTGCCTTGGTAGAAACCCTTGCGGAAGCGGTACTGCTCGCCGCCAAGCAGAGAGCTGGGAACGTCCACTGGACGGACGCTGCGCTCACGGCGCTCAGCAGCAAGCTCACCCTGTGAGCCTTCTGTTTCGGTCTCGATGTCTGCGTCTTCATCGACAGGCGCAGTCAGGGACGCCATGCCCTCGACGTCAGCCTCGGTCACCAGGCCAGCGTTCTGGAGCTCCTCCAGAGATTGGTCGGTCTCGTAGGTCTGCTCGGCCAGGCCGCGATCACGATCGCCAGCCATGTCGACCGTCATGCCAAAGCCCTCGTCAGGCATGAACTTGGCACCGATGTTCGAGCGTGGTGGCTCAACCATCATGGCGTTCATGTAGACGCTGTCGATGTACTCGGCAGCAGCAGCTTCGGCGGCGGCTTGGCTCTCGAAGATTTCACCCGTCTCCATGTCGATGCCGCTGGTCATCAGGGAGCGGACCTTGGCGACCGCATCCAGCACGGATGGCAGCTCGTTCAGTTCGGAGTTGGCGACGGTGGCGTACAGGCGCTCGATGTCAGCAGGAGTGGTGCCAGGCACGCTGGTCAGAACCTGCTCGGCGTAGTCCATGTTGCGGATTTCGGCGAAGGCTGGAACCTTGGCCAGGATCACGGCTTCCTTGGCGATCGCGTCCTTCTTCTGCTGCACCCAGGAATCGAACGCAGCGCGGTCATCGGCCAGGCCTGTGAGGATTTCACCAGACAGGTCAGGGCGGCTGCGCAGTGCGAAGGCCACGTCCTGCATCCATGCCTCACGGGCATCGCCCAACCACTTGCTCAGCGTCTTGTCCTTGACCGCATCGGCCAGGGTGTAGTTGTTGAACAACAGGGCTGGGAAGGCGTCGTCAGCGTTGTCCGCGGCGACGGTCTGCTCCGTGACTTTGCGGCGTGAACGCAGCTCGCCACGCTTGGCAAACACGTTCTCGTGCAGCGCCAGCTCCTCGGCCGTGAAGCGAGCACGGGAGCCTGGGTTCACCGACATGACCTTGTCCATGCTGGTGAGCCATTCCATGCGGGTGGCGGTGGAGTGGCCAGCCTCCTCGAGGTGCTTGGCCAGAGGCTTGCGCACAGCCAGTTGGCTGCTCACATCCAGTACGCCGCGAGGGATGTCGAGGCGGAACGAACGGAACGCAGCCGTCACGTCTTGGAAGCTGAAGTCGCCGTCACGCAGGCCCTGGTCGATGTAGCCGTTCAGGTCACTGGCCGACAGCAGCTTGTTGCGGTAGTCAGACACGAAGCCCATCGCCACGCGCAGGCCGTCGAACATGTCGCTCTGGGCATCAGCCACAGGCAGCTCGATGCGCTCAGCCTCTTCAACAGCTCGAGTCTCGCGGAAGGAGATCGCGCTGTAGTAGTCGTTGAACACCTTGCGTGCGTCCGCTTCGGGCATGCCGCCAGAGATCGCCGAGCGTGCGGCAGTCATCAGGCGGTCAGCCACACGGCTCATCGACTGCTTGAACAGGCGGGCCTTGGCGGAGATCGAGTTCTCGCGGACCTTGGTCAACTCCTCGGTCAGCAGGCGACGTGCGGCCAACAGCTCTTGGCGTGAGCTCGGCTTGTCCGCCACGAAGCCATCGGCGAACCGGTCGTAGGCGTTCATGTCGTAGATGCCCCACAGACCGGGAGCTTCGTCGTCATCGTTGATGGCGGTGAACGTCTTGCCGTCTACCTCGATCTTGTCCAGCGCCTTTATCTTCGACTCGATGTCGGCGATCTGCTGCTCCAGGCCCACGATGGTGTCCTGGAAGAACTTGATGCTGCTGGCACCCTTGATGATGCCGTCCATGCGCTCGCGCAGCCGGGTCATCGAAGGCGTGTCTGTGGATGGGCGAGGACCGAACGACAGTCGCAACTGGCCGCGAGGCTGGGTCGTCTGCTCGGTCCTGGATTCGGGTTTACCCTTAGTCTTCGGAGCGCTGACGAAGGTCATGCCTTCTTGGTCATCGGTCACCGGGGTCTCGTCCGTGCGAGCCACCTGTACGGCGCTTGGGTTGGTGACGAGCTGGCCACTGCGGTTCACGTAGTCGCCATAGCGCTTGCGCTCATCGACGCGGACAGTGCGGCCGTCATCCGTGGTTACGGTCTGCTGGCGATCAGCGGGCACAGGAGCGGCTTTCGCTGCTGGCGCAGGGGTTGGTGCCACCGCCGCCTTTTGAGGGGCTGGAGCGGCCGTCTGGGCAGGCTGCGTGGCCATGCGTTGCAGCTCGGTGAACGAGCCGAAGCCCTTGGCGTACAGACCAGCCTCTTTGAACGTGCGTGCTGCCGCTGGCAGGTTGCCTTCTCGCAGCAGATTGACCACCCGCTCGAGCGCCTTCGCGTCGTCTGCTGGCTTGGACGGCATCTCGTCCATGTCAGAGACTTGGGGCGGCAGTGAGGGTTTACCCTTACCTTGAGCGGCTTGTTGGATGCCCTGGCTCGCGAAGCTGGCCATCATGTCGCGCACCTTCTCGAACTGCGCGATCTCCTTGCCGATCTGCTGGCGGCTGCTTTCGGCGTTGGCGCGGAAGCTGGAGATGATGGTGTCCATCGCTTGCAGGATGCGGTCCAGCAGGGATGGGTTGCGCTGGCCGAGCTGCTGCCAGAACTTCTTGTCCGTGAACATCGTGCCCATGACGTCGGCAGCGATCTCGCTGTCGGTCTTGTTGGCCTGGCCCTTGCCCTCGTAGAACTGCTTGTAGCGAGCCTGCGCTGCGCTGCTCAGGTAGGACTTGATCTCGAGCGCGAGCTGCTGCGCCTGGATGGGGAAGCGGCGCTCCAAGTCATGGAACACTTCGTGGCCCAGCACGAACAGGCTGGCGTTGTCGGCTGCGGTCAGGTTCAGCAGCACGGTGCCACGGCCGTTTGAGTTGGCCATGTAGCGACCCGACTTCTTGCGGATCGCGGGGTTCTTGCCGGTGTAGTTGTAGGCGACGACGTTGACGCCGAACAGGTTGCCGATGCGGTTGAAGTAGGTCGGTGCCTTGGTCTGCTGGAAGTTCTCCAGAGGCTCGCCGAACTCGACAGACATCGTCTTCGACAGGTTCTCGAACGTGCCCTCGCGGCCGGTGACCACGCTCCTTGGCGCTTCGCTGTTCAGGATTTCGCTGGCCTCTTGCGCCGTGAACCCGATCTCGAGCATCTCCTTGGTGGCGTTGTTGATCGCCGACTGACGCACCGCTGGGTTGGTCAAGCCGTTGATCTCTGAGCCGCGGCGAGCGAACTCAGCCTCGTAGCCGCCACGGTTCTTGTCGGTCAAGGGAACCACAGTGCCGTCAGGCGTGGTCATCTTGCTGAGGTCGACCGTGGGGCGATCGGCATCGCTCGCGGCTTGCTCGAGGCCGGAGCCTGTCTTACGCACACCCAGGCCTTGGGCCAAGGCGCTTGCCTCGAACTGGTCGGCCGGGTCCAGCTCCTCGCGACTCTCATCGGCGACGGGGTTGGTCTGCACCTCAGCGGCGGGGGCTGGGGCGGCAGGCTTGCGGACCTGCATGTTGGCAGCAGCCTCGTTGGCTTTGATCTGGTCGGCTTCCTGCTCGGTCTGAGACGCGTAGTCGGCGCTCTCCCACATCTCGTCCCAAGTCTGGAACAGGCCTTCCTTGGGGGATGGCACCTTGTAGGTTCCAGCAGGCGGCTTGCCGTTGGCGTACATGTCCATCGACGACTGGAGGTCGGCCATGAAAGCCTGCGCCGTGTCGTTGGCCAGCTCGCGACGGGTGTCTTCCATCAGCTTGGCGTCAGCCAGAGCTTCTTGCACCTGGTCACCAACCTCGGAACGGGCAATGGCGCGGCTGATGAGCTCACGCTCCTCGTCGGTCTTGGCGTCCTGAGACATCACAGCCAGCAAGGCAGGCTTGGCCTGGAGGGTTTGGTTCACCTCCATCCAGCTCATGGGTGGCAGCTCGGTGCCAGCCATGCGGTCGTCCGGTGCGTCACCCGAGGGTTTACCCTGAGATGGGGGCTTGTTGATGATGTCGCCGCCGACATCACCAGTGCCGCTCTCGGCTGCGTTGCCTCGGTAGGTGATGCCCTTGACGATGCCGCCAGACAGGCCACCGATCAGAGCTTCCTCTGACACGCCCTTGCCGGTGGGCTCATAGCCCATCACGTTGGTCAGCGCCTTCTGGCTACCTTCTTGACCACCTTCGGCCAGGACAGACTTGCCTGCCTGGGCGATGCGGCCACCCTTGTCGGCGAAGAAGCCGAGCTTGTTGGTGATGAAGGTCAGCGGCAGGTTGTAGGCGATCGCCTTATAGCCCTGACGCTCAGCCACGGTCTCGTTGCCGGTGTTCTTGAGTGCGCCCTCGAAGGCTTCTTGTCCAATCGAGGGGGCTTCCATTGCTGCGGCAGCGCCAGCGCCAACGATCCGGGCCAGGCCTGCGCCAGCACCCAGGGCACCAGCGCCAGCACCGACAGCCAAACCGCCAGCGATCATGGGCAGCGTAGAGGCCACGCCACCGACAACCTTCTGGAGCAGGTCTTGGTCTTCAGGGGTGAGAGCCGCAGCATCGACCTGAGCCTTCTGGCCCAGCTCCTCGATCGTCTTGATGCCGGTCTGACGGCCGACGTACTCAGCCGTTGCGCCAACCATGTTGGCCAGGCCAGCAGCAGCGGAGTCAAACGTCTTCATCCCGTAGCCACGGGACTTGTCGTCGGTGCCCAGCTCTGCGCGGCGGGCGGTGATCTCAGCCTGCTTGGCCTTCTCGTCAGCCTTTACGCGCTCGATGCCGGTGGCGTCGATCTCGTTCGGGTTCGCGGTGTTCGTGCCGAACAAGCGAGTGATGGCGCTGTCCACCTTGTCGAAGGTGGTCTCAGGCTTCTTGGCCGGGGTGACCATTTCCTGGACTTCCTGCCTTGCCGCGTCATCGGGCTTGTAGAACAGGTTGTCCAGGTTGACACCAGCGCCAGGCCCCTTGAGGCCGCGTGTCGGCGGTGGATTGTCGAACAGCTTAGAGAGGTCCACCGACGACATAGAGATTCCTTATTTCTTCTGGGGAGCGAACAGTCCAGATGTGATGGGCACAACCACACGTACGCCGTTGTATTCGACGCCGCGCAGGCCAGATTGCTTGTCGTCCTTGACCAGGGCTCGCCCAGCTTTGTGGGCTTCCATAACGTCAATGAACTGCGGGCCAGTCACGCGTGAACCAAGCACATCGTAAGTGGTGTCGAAGGCAACGCGACCGGCTGATCGAGCCGAGTTCAAAGCGACTCGCTCCTCGGGCGTCATCGGGATGCCAGAGTTGCGGTTGGACGCGCCCAAGGCGTTGTCGATGTCCTTCTCGAAGTCGTTGTACGCCTGGACCTTCATCTGATCCTTGCGGTAGTCGTCACGACCCTCCTTCGAGATGCGTGCAGACTGAAGGCCGTAGCTACCAGTCACGTTGGCACGCTGGAGTGCTGCGGCGTTGTCCTCTTTGTTGAGGTCGCGCTTGAGGTCACGGTTCTTGGTGTTCTCACCGGACTCGAACTCGCGCCCTGTCGCCAGCTCGCGCTCACGGATCAGGCTCTTGGCGGCATCAGCCGGGTTCAGTGCGCCCAGCAGGTACTGATTGGCCAGGACATCACGCTTGACGTCATGGGTCTTGATGGTGCCGTCCTTGTCCTTGTACGACAGGGTGAAGGTGTCGGTCTCAGGGTTGAACGCGCCGCCTTCCAGGCTTCGGCCGTCCCGGTACATCTTGTTGTACGGGTTCTTGAGAAGCTCGACGCCAGAAGGATCGCCGGTCTGCACCAGTTGGGCAGCACGCATGGTCGTCTGGGCGTAGCGCTCTTGCTCCATCGCCTTCAGAGTCTGGCGCACCTCGAGGGGGCTCTTGCCAGCCAGCATGGCCTGCTGCTCGAGCAGAGGCTGGATGCGCTGGTAGTGCATGCCTGACGCCTGATCGCTCGCAGGATCGTACTGAGCGCCTTCGCCCGGGGCGTATGAGCCCTGACCAGACTGCCAGTCCTTTGTCTCTTGAAAGAGCTGGGTTTGCAGCTCCTTCATCTGGGTCTCGCGGTTGACGCGGAGCTGCTGCTCCTGCTTTTGCATGTCCATCAAGCCACGACGAGTGTCGGCGTCCTCCAGATCGGAGCGCAGACGAAGACCCTTTGCAACGCCATCGGCGAAGCCACTAAATGCAGCACCAAGCGCCATGACTTAACTCCTTAATCCGCGAGCCTGCTGATTCTTCAGGCCCTCTTTGTTCATCTTCTCGAGCTTCGCCAAGCCGTACTTCTTGACCGCGCCCTCGTTCAGCACGAACTCGCCATCCGAAAGCATCGCTGGCACCTGGTCGTCACGAGGACCGCCTGGTCCCTCGACCTTGCCGCCATCCTTTTTAAACATGCCGAAGCCCTTGGTGCCGCCGAAGGCCATGCCAGCAGCGCTGAACAAGCCGCCGACAGCAGCCTGGTCCGCCTGGTAGCCCTGCATTTGTGCGCCGAACTGACCGAGGTACAGGTTTCCAGCGGACTGGTTGGCCTGGATTGCGGTGTTGAAGCCGGAGCCCACCGTTGCGGTGTTCTTGTTGACGGCGTCCATGCCCGCGGCCGAGATACCACTCGCCTGACTACCGGCCGAGTTGGCGTTGCTGTAGTAGGTCGCAGCGGTGTTGGGCATGTTGCGGCCGAAGTTGGCAGCGCCAGCACGCAGGGCGATACCCTTGTCACGGGTCTCGAAATCAGCCTGGTTCTGAGCCGTGGCGTTGGTCAGAGCCTGGTTGCTGGTAAGGGATGCGTTGGCCCTGGCGAATGCACCCGAGTTCGGGTTGACGCCGTAAGCCGCCAGCGACCTGGACTGCTGGTCTCGAGCATTTGAGAACGCTTTGTTGACGCTGGCCCCAGCAATGCCTCGACGCTGAGCGATGTTCTCCTCAGAGTCATAGCCCATTGCCTCTTCCACCATCTTCTTCTCGACGGGTTGGAAGGTGTCCTTGTAGTAGGCATTCTGGTCTTCAGCGAACTTCTGCTGCTGCTGCATCGAAGTGCGCATGTCGCCGATGAGTCCCTCGCGAAGCGCTTGGTCCTTCTGCTGCATCGGCTTGATGTCGGTTTCATAGATCGACTTGTAAAAGTCGAGCGACTCCTTCGCGAGCGCGGCTTGCGCCGCTGCGGCGGCTCCAATCGCCGGGTCTGGACCTGGTGCGTCTTTACACATTGTTCACTCCTGGAATACCTTGACGTACTTATTGGCCACATGCGTGTAGCCGCAGTACTCGTTGAGCTTGTGTACTTTGTTCAGTACCTTGCTGTCGGTGCGGACTTCGCGCACCCCGATTGTTTTGAGGCAGTCCTCCATGAACTGCCAGAACCGGAGGGCGGCAAATCCTTTCCTGAACTCAGGAAGGACGTAGTACGTGTCCTCGGTCGCGTAGAGGGTTCCGGTGTGCAGGCTGGTGTCGACATACATGCGAATGTTGCCAACCAGCCGACCGGACTCCGCGTCCCTGCAAGTGAACTGGACAAGTCGGCCAGCCTTCTCGTAGGCCATGAGCTTGTCGTAGTCCATGTCTAAGCCGAAGCCAAGGCGGTGCTTCTCAGTTTCCTGGAAGTGAGCCTCGTGCAGCGGGTGAATCTCAGGGATGATTTCTGACAGGCGCTCAGCCTGGAAGGTCATGCCCTTGTAGTCCTTGACGCCGAACTTCGTCGGCTCATGGGAACGATCGAGCTGCATGAAAGCTTCCTGCTCGATCTGAGCTGCAACTTCCGGCGTCAACACCTGGCCCAACTGGCGGGCCATAGCGTATCGAAATTGCTGGAGGTTGGTCATGGGTGTTGATTTTATTTGGGAGGTTCTCTACGTGCGGTCACCAGAGAACCTTCCTTGCCCAATAGTTCGCGCTGAACGGGTCATCCTTGGTCAGCTTCCCGCCCTTGCCTTTGATGCCTGCTGACCGAGCCAGGTAGTTCTTGCGGCGCTCAGGGTCTTTGTGCTGGGTGAAATCCTTCATCCCGCGCAGGCCGAACCGAACGAGCTTGACCTCGTCGCCCTTCTTTGCCAGGACCATCTTCTTCTGCTTGGCACCGGCCGGGGCGTCCACAGGCTTGTTGAAGCCGGGGAACTGGTGACCCCGGTAGTTGAGCTTGCCGTCGAGGCGCTTGATTCCTGCTGCTTTCATAGGGCCTCAATCGAGTCTTGCAATGATCTTGTTGACGGCGGCAATCACGTCAGCCAGGGACGCCGCAGAAGGCAGCGCGACAAGGGCTGGCACGTTCCTCGACTGGCCAGTCACCTCGTCTACGTTCTGCTTGAGCGCCGCAAGAACCCGATTCAAAGCCGGGTCTTGTGTGTTGTGGGTGGGTACGCCAGCCTTGCTCATCAGGAAGCCCCCGCCAATTCTGCGAAGCTCTCCGCGATCGTGACGGAGTAGGTTGGCGATGAGGCATTGATGCCAACGCTGACGACCTCTGTGCGGTAGCCAGCAGGCAGGCGAAATGGCTTCACCGAATCCACTGACTTCGTGAAGACCGGCGTGCTGCCCTTGTAGAGGGTGAACTGGACCTTGCGAGAAGACTCAGCCGACACCGGCACAAGGTTCGAGCCACCAACAACCACTGCCGCAAACTCGTCACCGCACACAAACCCGCCAACCGCGTCAAGGTTGGCCATCAGCGCTTCGTTGGCCGCGACCTGAACCGTGTCAATCGGGCGCGACTCCGCGTAATCGGCGTGAACCTGCGCGACAGCGAAGTTCAGCGGGCGACCGAGCTGGACGTCGACAGACTGCCAATCAGACTCGTAGTACGAGCCTTCATTTGCGTCCCAAGAAAAAATCTTGTTGTCCTTGGCAATGTAGAGCCGTCCATCAAACTCGTTGCGGAACATTGCATCGGCGGAATCATCAACCTCGATGATGCTGTCGCGATCAGTGAAATTGAAGATCAGAATGCGCGGCTTATCGTCAGCGATATAGCGTGCGTAGTACTGACCGTCATAGTAGTCAGCGATCATTGTCGACGGGTTCAGCTTCGACCACTCCTCGATCCTGTAGAGGTTGGTTGTGACCTTCTGCGCCACACCGGGTCCGACCATCCACAGGCCATCGAAGCTGGGGTAGATGCAGCCGCCACCGATGTTGGCCACAGCACGCTTGCTCACGCAGGGTGCGTAGGTCTCCATGACGGAAGGGCTCATGCCAGAGGGGTCTGAGCCGGTGTACAGGATTGGGGACGATTCAGTCAGGACGATCACCGAGTTGCCAGCAGGCACAAGGGCTACGCCGCGACCGGCAAAGCTGTATCGGTTCTGGTCCGGCCACACATACGGCCTGCTTGGCTCACTGAAGCAGATTTCGTTTCCAGACAACCCAACCAGGCAGCCGTTTGGCAGCGTGATCAAGCAGGTCAGGTTCTTGGGCGGGGTATAGAAGCCGCTGGTCGAGACCTCCTCACCAAGGTCGGCGGTCGCCACAGCATCCAAGTGCGTCGTGTTGCCTACCGCGATCTCGGCCACAAACAAGAAGGCGGCAACAGTGCCAGCACTGCGGTAAATGCGCTTGGTCATGCCGATGGTGTTGTGAGGGGCGTCCTTGGCCCAGGAGCCGCCGCTGGTGTAGGTCTGCGCCGTCACCAGGTTGACCACCACGCGGCTGTTCACCGTGTCCACAGAGACGATGCGATGCGACTTGTTCAGATCGGTCATGCCGACCACACCGGACAGCGTGATCATGTCGCCCGCTACAAGACCAAAGACGGTGTTCAGGGTGACCCTGACCTGGTTGTTCGCCGGGATGATCGAGATCGCGTCTGAAACGGTCCCCGAGTTTGGAGGAGCTGTCTGCATGCCGCTGACGGTCCAAGAGCCATTGATGTAACCCGTCACGACAGCAGAGGCTGGGCTTGGGGCAGACTCTTCGCCGAGGGGCGTGACGTATGTCACCAGGTAGGTCCGCGACTCTTGAGTGCCTGAGCCGCCGACGCTCGCAATCGTGGGTGCTGCTGTCGGGGCGAAGACGCCGAGTGCGTACCAGGCAGATGGGTATGCACTGCCAAAGCCGATGCCAGCATCCCTGGTGGTCATGCGTGGCTCGAAGTCCTCAGACGTGAAGTACACGCGGCCGACACTGTCGTTGGCGATCGGTGACAGCACGGCATCGACGTCGGACCGCCATGTGAACCACTGCTCGGTATAGGAAGAGCCGGACCATGCGCGGTAACGGAAGATCGACTTGATGGCCGACATGGTTGACGTCAACTCGAGACCCAGGCCACGCAGCGGCTCGAGACGGCCAGACGTGATCTTGCAGTTCATCGCACGCTTGGCGCGGTTGGGCTCGAGCAATCGGTCGCTCACGCGAGGAACCTGCCCTCGAAATGCCTTGATCGTCAGTGCAGCCATCTTGTGTACCCCTGGGTTTGCCGGTCGATTATCCGTGGGAGGCCGACAAAACCTGCATGGCTTCAGCGATGTGCTTCTTGCGGTCGTCGAGGCCAATCAGCCCGCCGTTGATCTTCTTGGTCAGGCCAGCCCAATCGCCAGCTTCAGCCAGGCGGTTGCAGTCGTGGGTGGACCAGAACCAGCCAGCGGTCATCGCGGCGTACTTGGGCGTGGCCACGAGCTCAGGCTCCTTGGTGAAGTCGACGCCACAGGACTTGCTCGCGTGGAAGTAGTTCGCGTGCCCCGTGAGCTGGATGCAGCCCCGGCCGCGGAAGCGGTAGCCATCCCCTGACGCCTCGTCACGGTTGCCCATGCGGCTGGCGTAGACCTTGTTGGCGATCTTCTTGGGGTTGCGGGCGTACTCGAGGGCGTAGTCCAGGCTGGGGAAACGCTTGGGCCAGAGCTTGGACAGCGTCTCGGCCCGGTAGTTCAGGTTCTCCTCGAGCACGCGGAAGTTGCCGCACTCGTGGCTGCACTGCCCGATGAACGCCGCTTGCTGGCGCAAGGTCGAGATGCCAAAGCGCTCGAACGTCTCATTGAGGGCTTCAACCCACTCAGGCCCAATCTTCAGCTTGGCGAGCTGTTCAGCGGTTACTGCCATTGATCTGCTCCCTTACTGTGTTGTAGGCGTCGATGCACGAGTTGAGTTGGTTGATTGCCCGGTCGCCGTCTGCTGCGATTTGGGCGATGAGGCGGAGGGTTTCTCGCTCGGCATCAGAAGCTGGGTCAGCCTCTCGGTCAGGTTCGGCTCGCGCTTCTTGGCGATCTCCGGTGCCAGCGGCGGGACTTGCGGGGGCTTGTACGCAACTTGGGGCGGGGAGGCGCACCCGGCCAGAGCGGATAGCGCGATCAAGAGCAGACTGCTTTTCGTCAAGGGCATTGTTGGCCTCCTGTAGCTTGGTGGTGTTGGCGTTGAGCTGCTCGGCCAGGCGCTGTTCCGTCTGGCGAGCCTCTTCGTTCTTTACGGCGATCTCGGCCTGCATCTCTGCATCACGCTTTCCCCAGCCGCTGCTGAAGCCGTAGCGGTAGATGCCGAAGATGACGAGCAGGGTGATCAGGACGGCGATACCCAGGCGCTGGATGCTCATGACTCACTCCTTGCTGCGGCACGCTCGTGCGCGATCTCCTCCGCCTCTGGCGGGATGTAGTCGGCAGGGGTGGTGGGCGGTGGAGGTGGAACCCAGCTCTCATCGAGGGCGGCGTTCTGAAAGCCCATCCAGTTCCAGTCAGAGGCTGCTGGATGGGCCGGAGGCTTTGGGGGCGTGTCTCCCGCAGCCGTGGGCGCTGGCGCTGGTGGTGTCGGTGTTGGCGCGATGGCCTTGGCGATTGCGCCTGTGGCACGCTTGGACATGACGCCACCGATGCCGCCAACGATCAGCAGCACGATGTCGTTGAGCATCTTGGTGTAGGCCATGTCGATGGGAGCCATCGACTTGATCGGCTGCACAACGAACGTGACCGAGTACAGCATGGCCACGACGATGAAGCACAGGATCAGGGTGACTGTGATGACAACGAAGCCCCAGATGCGGACCTCGATGTCGTCAGCGGTTAGGTGCTGCTTCGGGTGTGGTTTGAGAAGGTTGAGCATTGATCTGGTCTTTCAGGACGGGGGCAACTAAGTACTCGGGGCACATCTGCGTGAACAGGCATTTGGGTTTCTGGCACTCAGGTTTGGCGAAGTTGTCCGGATTCTGGCAGGGGTAGCGGTAGCGATCTTCGCAACCAGCAAGGGCCAGCGCCGCAAGGAGTAAGGCGACGTACCGCATCACTTGCCAGACAGCGGGTTCGACGTGGCTCGCTTGAGCACGTTCATCTCGGCACGCAGCGCTGCCGCGGTGCTATCGAGGTCTTGCTTGAGGGCGTTCAGCCGGGTCTGTACTTCACGGCCCTGGCTCTCGATCGAGGACTTCACCTCGCGGCCGGTGGCGGCAGCTTCAGCCGATGCGCCCTGGGCCACAGCCTTTGTCTCGCGGGCCAAGGCAATCGCGTCAGACGACTTCTCGGCAATGCGGACGGCCTGCTCAGCGATCGTGAGCTGACGCTCCTTGAGCGCCTTGACCTCGATCTCGAACGCCTGAATCCTCTCGCGGAACTCGGTGTCGTCGTAGGGCTTGAACTTGTCTACGGCCTCGATGGTCTTTTCCATCTTGCCCCAGAACTTAATCCCCGAATACGCCGCTCCCCCGATAATTGGCAGGAAGGTCACGATCAAGCCAAGAATCATTTGACTGGATAAGTTCAAGGAGTAGGTCTTGTTGGCGTCTGTACTCATTCGGTAGCTCCTGTTTCAATGTGATTTGTTCAACGATATTTGCCTGCTTCGGCATAGCGCCGATCAGCGTCAGCCTCTGGACCAGTGCCGCTGCTCTCGCACCAGGTCCGGCAGGAGTGGACGGAGCAGAGCTTCCCGTTGACGGGGCAGCGGAACCTGCCGAGGAAGTTTGGGGTGGGGCTGCGGACTGGCTCGCGTCCTGCGACGATTCCGATGTCGTCGTCGGCACAGGAGTCGTCGGCGCAATTGCAGCGGCGCTCGGTGTGACGAGGACAGGCGTGGCCATCACTGGCGATGCTGGGTTCAGGGGGCTCACCGGGCTCACGGGCGACAGCACGTTGGTCGCGTTGGTCATCGACTTGACGCACGAGTTTGATGAAGTCGTCCACTCGCCCCACAAGAGTTGCCCATAAGGATTGGGGCAAGCGCTGGTCTTGATCTGCGTGATGGCACCCACATACCCGGCAGGGCATGACTGCGTCTGCGTCTGCGTGCTTGGTTGGCATGTAGGTGGGTTCCATTTGCATGTGTCCTGCGTCAGTTGCCATGCGCCCCACACAGGCTGACCGTATGGGTCGGGGCATGCGCTTGTGCGAGTGAACGTCTTGCCGCCACTCTGGTTCGCGAGACATGGCTCTGTGCGTGACTCGCTGCTTGGTTTGCATGTTGGCGGGAGAGGCGTGCAGGCTTCAGAGACCTTGAACCACCCACTGTCAACGGCAGACCCGCCGATGCAGTTGCTCTCGCGCTTCCAGGTTTCAGTGCCTGAGAAGTTGACGGGGCACGCTCGTTGCTCAGTGACTGCGGAGTAGGTGCAGGCAGGTGCTGGAGGCACGTAGTTCGCGCAGTAGGATTGCTGCCACGCGATGTTGTACGCACCAGGAACGCAGGCCCAGCAGGAGGCGTTGGCGTAGCAATTACCCGTTGTTGGGTTGAGCTGGGTTGTGCAGTAGCAGCTTTGAGCCAGGGCATTACTTGTCCCCAGCAGGAGTGACAGCCAGATCAGGAACCTTGCCATAGAGCTTCTTGAACCTTTCAGGGTGCAGCTTCACCCAAGCCTCACGGGCCGAGTCGCCGATCGAGCCGCCGATCGGGCAGGGACTGCCAGACATTTCCATTGCTTCCCAGACGCGGATGTCGGCACACAGGATCGCGACAGCGCCGACCTTGAGCCCCTGGTTGGAAAGCTCTCTGGCCAGCTTGATGCGTTCGCAGTTCGCGTCGGTGACAGTTGCGCCTCCAGCGATGCCGATCACCGTGGAGCTGATTGCTCCCGAGACAGGAACAGCGCACACGTCGCTGCCCATCGCGGTGACGGAAGGAGCCATCGCCGTAGGTGGCGGCTGGCCCTTGTAGTTGATCGTGGTGTCCTGAGCGAAGACCGCCGCAGGGACCAGTAAAGCGAAAAGAAAGTACTTCATACAACTACCTGACGATTGCTATCCCGACGACGATTAGGACGACGAGCACGACTACGGCAACAGCAAACGCCATCCATTGCGCAAACTCTTCGAGCTCCTTCTTGCGCATCTCGACAGCCCGCCTGGCGGCTTCTTTGGCCTCACGACGACCGCGAGCAGCCTCAGCCTGGAACCTGATCCAGTCGTCCCACATGCCTGGTCGGCCTGCGTAGACCATCGACTCGCGCAGATGCTCTTCTTGCTGGCGCAGTTGCTCGAGAGCCATGAACTCCTCGATGTCAGACCTGCCCTCGAGGGGTCTGCCTCCAGCCTTCCGGGTGGCCCGCTCTTGAATCTTTGCCTTGCTGTCGAAATACTCAACAAGCTTTCTTCCGGCGCTCACCAACTCGCCACCGTTCGCGATGGTCGCCTTGATTACTGCGAAGGCGGCATTTGCTGCGGCGAGTTCTGCAATCATGCTTAGGTCCTCAAGTTGTCCTTGAAGGACTGCCACGCGATGGCTGCGGCGGTGCATGTCGCACCAATGAAAAGAATCGGCCTGGCGATCTTGCCGAACCAATCAAGCACAAGGAACGCGCCCTGAGCTGCATCAAACGCCTTGACGACGTCAGCGGTGTTCTTCTCGATGCTGTCCACCTTCAGCTCCACGGCCAAGAGGCGGTCGTAAATTGCTCGGTGTGATACGTCGACGGATTCCATGAGGCAACTTTCGGAAGTTCGTGTATTTCAGTTTTCTGGATGCGCTGCTTGGGACGCAAAGCCAGACGTCAGTTGGTGCGAATGAACTTGATGAACACGGCACCCATATCCAGGTGCCACCATCTTGTTCGGAACGATGCTCGACCAGGGTGGTCGTGATGCGTCTTGTGCTGCCATTCGCCGCCAGTCGGGAAGATGAACTCGAGCAGCGGCAAGTCACGAGCACCGCCTTCGCGGCGATGACTGAGAAGCTGATGGACTACGCCGAACGCTTGAGCAGTCCCCATCGGCATCAGGTAGCCGAAGATGAAGACTGTGGGCGAGATGGCGAACAGGGCTGCGGCAAAGGCAAACCAGAGCGCAAACCAGTAGCGATGCACGAAGTCCAAAGTCGGGTCGCCAACGACGCTCTTAAAGCGCCCCATCACCATCGGCACACTGCGGAACTGCTTGAACAGGACGTACCGCCAGTTCACCTCATGCGGGTCCAGGTCAGTGTCTGAGTGGACATGGTGCGTGGTGTGAGCGGTGGTCCAAGCGTAGGGAGACCCATAGAGCATGGTCACGCTGTAGTACGCCATGAACTTGTGCCAGAACGGCGTTGTCTTGAAGGCTCCATGCGTGAAGTAGCGATGCAGGCCAGCGGACACGATCATCGTGTTGAAGTGGTGGACGATGGGCCACAGCAGCAGCCACCAGGCACTCACCTCACCAGAGGCTACCAACCAAAGGCCGACAGCGATACCGGCAAGGCCGATCAGGTAGCCGAATCCAACATGCCAACCAGCGTGTTTAATCACGGTCCGCTCCAATCAAAAAACCATAGCAGTCACCGTCAGCAACCAGTGCGCTGCCGTCATGAACAAATGCGCTGCCGTTGAGGTGTGCGCCAAGCTGACCTGCGCACAAGAGAACGCGAGCTCCGGCAGCAACTGAAATTGCTTGCCCGCTTGGGATTCGCAGAATCTCGACTTGCGGGAGAGCGCCCCGATTTGCGTGCCAGTTGAAGCACCAGAACTCAAATTCATTCAGCGCTGTGTGCGTCATCACACCGGCTGGCGTATCTGGCCGATCACCAGAAAACATACCTGGCACCCGTTTGTCAAAGACGGTGCCGTCCTCATGGGTGAAGCTGGCCTCGCCGCGCACGTACAGCGTCATGTTTGGCGCAGAGCTGCGGCTAACAGCCTGTGTTGCCCGCGTAACCAATTTTCCGCCGGGGGCGAATACATGGCGATGCACCTTCCAGCCGAATGCAAGCATCTGCTGCACAAGGGGCTGTTGTGGGCCGACTGGCTTGTCAGCCCTCCAGTCGCGTCGAGTTGGTACTGTCGTCATGGCGCGCCCTCACTCGATCTGGCTCAGGTCATACGTAACGGACGGCACGGATGCTGGCTGCGCGAGCTGGAATGAGGGCGTAGCCTTGACCACTTTTGCATCAACAGCTTTTTGCTCAAGGATTGACTTGTGGATGTCCGTGAGCATGTCGATGAAAGTCTGACCGCCTTCCTTCGTGAGCACCCAATCAGAAACCTGTGCCGCTGTCACTTGCTCAAACGGCGTGAACTGTTCGATGTTGTCCACATCAAGCAAAGTCTCGCCGCCAGCGATTGACTCGTGGCCGTCTTGGGCGAAGACGATCTCCCATTGGACTTTGGCAAGAACATTGCTGAGAGCGCCGTGCGTTGGCAGGGTGAATAGGCCGGTGATATGAAATGTGTGGTTCATGGATTTGCCGCTCCGTAGAGTTGACTGATGGAAATAGTCCCGCTACTTGGGACGCCAGTGTTGATGGCCTGCTGATACGAGGACGGGTAAGTTCTGTAGATGCCGTAGAACCAGGTGACCTGGTTGCTTTTGCTTCCGGTAGTCTGAAACTTGTATGTACCTTTAAAATATGTGACGCCGCTTACTGTATAGCTCGTAGGCCCAATGACTCCGGTAAAAACGTTGGTGCCGTACCAACGCCCGACGGAGTAACCGTCGCTGGTTTCTGCCCAGTCGGTGGTATTTGGCCAGGTAATGAATGAGTCCCCACTTGCGGGTTCCCTGGCCGTGTACCCAACAGTTCTGTTTGCTGGAACGTAAGCGCCGCCACGGTAGTACTCGCTCATTGAGATTGGATTCGCGCCGCCAAGCGCCGCCTGGACGTTGGCTAAGTTGTACTGCGTTACGGTCCCCATGTCAGACCCCCAACTTCTGCTTCAGGGCGACCAGTTCTCGAGCAAGCGCTACGCACGACGCGAGCGCCGCGTTGCCGTAAGCGACTGAGAGGTTGCCGTCAGAGTCAGTGTGGACCGCGTGCGGAAGTGCTTCGTCGCGCAAGCTTGCAGCGCCAACGCCCACCTGAGTCTTGCCGGTGTCCTTACGGTCGAATGCACCCATCTTCACTCTGGCTAAGCGCTCAACGAAGTCGTCTGGCAGGTCGCGCCAGTTCTCTTTCAGACGCTCGTCCGAGTAGGCTGTGATGTCGCCAGCGGCTGTCGTATTGCCTGAGCCGTCGACAGAAAGGAGCACGGTTGATGCGCCGCCGCCACCGTTTGTAATGGCAAGGCGGGTGACGCCGTCTGTGTTCAAGTACCAAGCACGCGCCGAGTTGCCCGGGATGTGCATCTCGTACATGGCCAGCGAGCTGTTGGCGATCACGATTCGCGGTGACGAAAGCGAAAGCAGGCCGCTGAACACCTTGTCGCCGCTAATCGTCTGGGTGCCGATCGTGTACACGCCATTGGTCACGGTGGCGGCATTCCCGGCGAGCGATCCGTTGATCGGCAGATTGAATGTAGCCGACCCAAGGAAGGTCGATGTCGAGGAGAACGAAACACCTCCGCCGAAGCTGACAGCCTCAGAGAATGATGTGGCGGTCGCGAATAAGGTGCTTCCGTAGAACGCGGTCGAACCAGCAAACGAATTGGTCCCGGTAAACGCGTTGTTCTTTGAGACGATGTCGACGATGGAGTTGATGTCGGCCGCGGTGAGGCGCAGGCCTACTACAGCACCGGCAGAGAAGTCTCTTGCCGTTGTTCCCTCTTGCCCCCGAATCACATTGCCAAGCACGCCAGAGCCAGACACTCGAGTCCTGACATAGACGATCTCAATGTTGCCCAGCGAGTCCTGCAAGACGGCCTTGAACCAGTTGTTCAGAGATGGCACAGCACCCGTCCCCACGTTGGCGACAGGGAACGCGTCAGCCATCACAGCGTCGATGGTGAGGCTGGTCGATGACGAGGTAACAGCCGCCACCAGAAATGCGCGTGCGTTGTTTGAAAATAGCTGAGCCATCTAGCTCTCCTTCAATGCTTCAGAATTATCATTGGTGGCCCGCTCAAGACTGCATTGCTGCGAGCTTTGCTTCGAGGGCGACGACGCGCTTTGCGAGCTCGATCGCGGACACCAGGGCCGCGTTGCCGTAGGTCAATGTCAGAGTCTTGTCGTCATCCGCGCCGACAGTAACGACCTCCGGTAGCAGCTCTCTCCAGTCCTGAGCCGAGGAACCGGCCTGGCGATCGCCTGTGTCAATCCTGGTATACGTGCCACCCTTGATGCCAGCCAAGCGCTCGACAAAATCAGCAGGCAATGCGGCCCAGTCTTTTTTCAAGCGCTCGTCTGAGTAAGCGGAGACGTTTCCTGCGGCAACCATGTCGCCGTTCGGGGCTGAGTACCAAGACCATGCCCCACGGCTCCATCCGCCAAGACCGAAGTAGCCGTCGGCCCTCAGATGCATGTGTATTGCGTAGGTGCCTGTGCAATGGAATCCGATAGCGGCCACGTTTGCATCGCCCGTGCCACCGTTGTTCCTGAACTCTGCGCTTACCACGCCGCCAGACGTGGTCGAGCCCGCAACTGGAGCGCTTGTCCATTTGGCGTTTGCGCTGTTGCAGTTTGTTGCCGTAGCAGCGTTGCCGCTCGAGGTGATGTACCCGCTTGGGTTGGTGCTGTTGTACGGCGTGAAGCCAAGCGCACCCGTCACGTCACCAGAAGACAGGGTCACTGCGCCCGTACGGGTGTTGAAGCTACTCACGCCACCACCGGACCCGTTAGATGCGGAAGTGATTCGACCCTTTGAGTCAACCGTAAGGCTGACGTTGGTGTAGCTGCCAGCAGTCACGCCGCTGGCGGCAAGCGTGAGCGCGGTGCTCGAGCCAGTTGAACCCGACCCAGTCACGTCGCCCGTGAACGCCAGCGACCCAGACGGAATGCTCACTGCGACATTGCTAACCGAAGTGATGCGCCCCTTTGCGTCAACGGCGAGCTGGGGGATGTTTGTTGCATCGCCGTAGGTGCCAGCAGTGACGCCGCTGTTTGCGAGCGTCAGTGAAATGATGGCGTTGCTTGAGCCGTCAAAACTAGCGGAGCCAGAGGCGTCACCACTTAGCGAGATCAGCCTAGAAGTCGCCAGGGCGGATGCTGTAGAGGCGTTCCCGAGCAGAGACGCAGTGATTGCGCCAGCGCTGAAGTTCCCGCTGCCATCGCGAAGAACAACAGTGTTGCCGACGTTTGAGCTGGTGCGTACGGCTGCTGGCTCAGTGGCCTCTACAAGAACCGCTCCATTATTTGCGTGAGAACGCAAGACATAAGCGATGGCTTGATATGTGCCAGAGCTTGGCTGGGTCGCGCTCAATCCACCGGATGCATTTGGGTAAACGACCGACCCTTCTGCAAACGAAGATGTGTCAAAGCCCTCGAGCACGCCGGTATTGATAATTGCGCCGAAGTGGCCTGATGCGAGGGTGTCGTGCGAAAGTCCAATAGCAACATCCAGCGAAGATGATGTTGGGGCGACCTCAAACGCGTTCGCGCCAGAGTTGTAGCCAACAAATTTGACGGGCTGGCCTTTAGAAATAGCGGCACTTGCCTTGACCTTGAAGTGGATGTGATCCGCGCCAATCGTGTTGGTGATTGAATCAATCGTTTTGTTGGTTAGCGTGCGAACATCAGCGGGCTCAATCTTGTCGCCGTTAAGGTTCGTGAAGTTGGCATCGACCTCCGCGTTGGTCAGCGGAGACCCCTTGCCAGCGCGGGTGACGATGGTTGCCATTCAGTTCCCCAATCAGGATGCAGTGATGGTCCAGGTGATGGCCATCGCGTCGGCTGCGCCCTTGTTCACCACGGCGAATGTGGTGCGGCACAGCATGGTTCCGCTGGAGCCAGCGTTGAAGATGCCAGCCTCAACCAAAGCGCCAGTGCCCGTGCCAGCAGGGAAGCTGGCGGTGTAGGTCACCACGTTGGCGGCAGCGTTTGCGGAAGCCAGAGCTACGCGGCCAGCCTCACCACCCAGGGCGGTGTCGCCAGCAGAGGCGGCGGTGGAGGTTGTGCCAACAGCCATGTGGGTCATCGCCACAGGGGAGTTGGTGGTGGTCTTCAACATGCTGGCGGCGATGAAGGCCTTGCCAGCGGAGACCACCAGGTTCTTGATCTGGCGGGTGTCCTTGACGTTGCCGCTCTCATCGAACAGCGTGATCTGGACATCGCCCGTGATCTTGATGGTGTCGTTAATCATGGGATGCTCCTTAGAAAGAAATTGCGGTGCCTACGTAGTCCTGGGCGAAGTACGTCAGGTCACAGTAGTCTTGGGACAGAATGAATCCACTGTCCGTGACGCCAACTGAGTCAGCGAACGCGGGCGCGGTGGACAGGGTTGCCTCGTCGCTGATGAAAGCGACGTTGCTGAAGGTGGTGGAGAGCGAGAAGTCGAGGCCGTCAGTGGCTCCGAATCCGTCGTTCATTGCGAAGCCGTCAGACAGCTCCTTGCTGTGGCTGAAGGCGAGATCGTCGATGACTGGCTGGCTGTCGTTGAGCGCCTTCTCGATCGAGAAGACAATCAGGTCGACCATCTCAGAAGCGTCAGCTACAAGCTTGCTGTAGCTCAGGGTCGCGGCATCATCCAGCGAGTAAGAGTCCGCCAGTGCCTTCGCCGTGGCGATCGACGCCGCATCAGCCAGCGCCTGGACGTCTGCGAAAGGTTTATCCAGTGAGAGCGCAAGCGCATCAGAGACGATCACCGAGTCGACGGCAGCTTTGGCGATGTCCAGCACCAGCTCATCGCTGAGGTCGTACTGGTTCGCGAAGTCGCGCAGGAAGATCAGGGTGACAAGGAGGCTTTCCTCGAACGAGACCTGGTCCTCGAGAGCCTTGTCGACAAGCAGGGCGGCGGCGTCAGCCAGCGAGAACGAGTCCTGTGCTGGCTTCGATAGGGAAAAGACGAGCTGGTCAGTCGTGACGACCGAGTCAGGGATGAACTTGAACAGGCCGCTGGTGTCCAGCTCTGCTGAGACGCCGAGCTCGACGTAGGCGATGCTGGACGCCGCGATCGAGTAGCTCACACTGGTCACAGGGTCGACCACAACCACACTCGCCCTCGGCTTTGCCGAAGCGACTGATGTAGCCGTGGTGTTGCCGGTGACCTTGATCGCCATCAGAAGTCTCCGCGCACCTTGAACTTCAGCAGGTCGAACACGGTCTGGACCTGGCCGTCAGCGAAGGTGATCTCGATCTCACCCTCGTACTCGCCTGGCTCGCCTTGCAGCATTGCCGGGGCAGACGCCGGGTAGAACGCAACCTGGCCAGCAGCGCCATCAGTGACTGAGCCCGGGACGGTTGCCTGAAGGGTGTCAGCGCCAGCGGCACGGAACTTCAGCGCCAGGGTTGCGCCAGTGATGTTGATCGGCTGGCCGGTGGTGTCATCCGTGATCGTGCAGACCAGGGCAGGGCGGGTGTCGCCTTGAACGAGCTTGATCTTGTCGGCCATCTCAAATCTTCCTTAACTTCACGCTCAGGTTCGAGCGCGTATTGCCGTGCAGGGCGCGGCTGCGGGCGACGTTCACACCCTGGTCGAACTTGCCCTTGTGGACCGCAGACAACTCTGGGCTGGTGTATGCCTTGCCAGCGCTCGACATCAGGCGATGCAGAGCTCCAGAGGCGATCACCTCGGCGTAGTCCTCGAAGATGACGTCGTCGATCGCGGTGGATGCGCGGGTGGGCTTGAGCGCCACGCGAAGGGTCAGGCCGCTCGGGTAGCGGCGATCGGGCAGGGGCCACACGCTGATCGAGCGCTCCTCTTTCTGGAGGTAGGCCTGCGGAGTGCTGCCGCTGCCTGTGTTGTACGAGGAGAAGAGGCGGTTGTAGACCGACGCCTCGCGCACCACGTCGGGGGCCATCGGGTCGATCGGGTTGTTCTCGACCCAGGCCTTCTGGACCTTCACCACCAGGTAGCCAGTGGGCGGCTCGAGGTCGTAGTCACAGATTTTGGGGATCATCGTGATCGGGTCGTGGTCGCGGGTGAGCACCAGGCTCTTCTCGCAGAACTCGATGCAGGCGCTGCGGATGGCCAGCAGGACAACGGGCTCTGGCGCACCAGGCACCTCGGTCAGCACGTAGGGGAAGAACGCCTCGTAGTTCGTCATGCGACACCCCCGAGCTGCACGGCAGCAGTGTTGGGCATACCGCCTGCGCGGTTGATGATCGCGGAGTAGGCGTTGTCCTTGGTGAGCTTGACGCCCAGCTTGTTGGCGAATGCAGCCAGGTATGCAGCCTGCTGCGCGGGATTGGCGGTGTACTCGGTGTCCTTGCCGTAGGAGCGGTACATGACCCAATCAACGATCGGGTCGAAGTACATGTCGGCCATCGCCAGGTCATCTGTCAAAGAATCGACAGTAGCGGGGCGCTGGGACAGGAGGACTTCGATCTTCGTACCGGCCAGTGCTGGCGGGTAGACGAAGTAGGTGTTCGGTGCGCGATCATCCACGGTGAAGTGGCGGACCTCTGCTTTGGCGGCAGCGGAGTGCCAGCTTGGGTCGAACTGGTCGAGGACTTCACGCTCGATCATGCGGATGGCGCGGCCGGGGGTGAGGCCGTCTTGAGCCACGTTGCGCACGACGTCCATGAGCTTGAAGCAGTCTTCCGGGGTGGCCTGCTTGGTGCCTGCGGCCAACGTAACCACGCGCTGAGACGGGCTCGAGTCGGGCCTGGCGACAGCGACGGCGCGTTGCGCGTCGTCAGTCCAGAGGATCAGCTCTTCATCCTCCCAGCGCCGAAGGCTGGGATCGGTGTCGTTGAGCAAATACCTTGCGCGTGAAATTACGTCAGAGACTTTCATGCTTCACTCGTTGCCGTTCTGGGCTTACGTGGAGCCCGTGTGACCTGTCTGCGAAAAGCTGCCTTAGCAGCCTCCAGCTCCGGGGCTGGCGGCACTTCCGCGCTGGTAGTGGCCTGATTCTCGCTGGTGTTTTCTGGCGCTTGCACAGGCTCGAGAGCAGGGGTGTAGTCCTCCATGTCGTCGCGAGCAGCGAGGTTGGCGGTCCACACGTAGATGTGGCCAGATGTCTTTTGCTTGAGGAGTTTTTGCATAAAAAAAGGGAGGGGAGTTACCCCCTCCCCCTCACGGGTTAACGTGGATTACTTGGACACGTAGCCGTGGACCAAGGCTTCAGGCTTGGTGGTCTTGAAGCCGTACACGTTCAGGCCGCGCATGATGTTGCCGAACGTGGTCTGAGCACGCAGGCTCTCGACGTTGGTGATCTGCGAAGCGAACGAGATGGCGTCACGAGTGCCAGCCATGATGTTCCAGGCCGACTTGTCGGCTGCGCCACCAGTGCCGCCAGCAGCAGCGTCCGAGCCCAGGTCGGTGACCTTGGACAGGTTGTTGCTGATGTACACGGTGAAGCGGTCGATCATGCCGATCTTGCCGTTGCGCAGCGGGGTCACGCTGTCACCGGTCAAGTAGGCCTGCTTCAAGTCAGAGCGCTTGATCATGCTTGCCATCCAGGCGGGCAACACCATCCAGCGGCCGTCTTCAGGCACGTTCTGCTCGTCCAGCACCTGGCCCATGTCCAGGATCATGTCCAGGACGTTGTCCTTGGTGACTGCGCGAGGAGCACCCACGGCACCCAGGTTGATGTCGCCAGAGATGGCACCAGCGGTGGCACCCTTGTTGGCGGCAGCAGCGTCTGCGTACACAGAGCCCAGGACGTCGCCGTCGATGGCGATCTTCATCTGCTGACTTGCGTCGTTGGTGAAGATGTCCATCAGCTTGACGTCGGCCTGCACTTCATCCACGTCGTCCAGAACGACTTGGAAGTACTTGCCCTTGTCGATGTTCAGTTCCAGCGGAGTGCTGGTAGGAACTTGCGACGTCAGGTTCATACCCTTCGTGTAGTTGCTGATGTTGATGGTTGGGATGGTGCGGATGTGGACCTTGTCGCCTTGGCCCTTGATCTCGCCTTCCCAATCGTTGTTGGTGATCTCGCCCAACACGGTGGACTTGTAGAACTTGACCTGGAGCTTGCCCGACCAGACTTCAGGGATGAAGCCGGAAGCGCCGCTGTAGGAGTCAACACCGGAACCTGCGCCGTAACGGTCGCCAGAAACTGCAACTGACATATCAATACCTCATAGAGCTGTGTCCGTCATCGCACTCGTTGTTCGCGAATGGCGGACTGGATTTCTGCATCAATGGCAGAAGCCTGCTCCTCGGTGTAAGCGCCGCGACGATCTGCTGCGTAGAACGCTGCGATCTCAGCACGGGTCCAGAGCTTCTTCCCCTTGGGGACATCTGGAGTCCGCGTGGCTTCAGGAGCCACTTGCGATTCCAACGAGGCCGAGCTTTCTGCCGACCTGTCTTGGTGAACCTTCTTGAACGCTTTGAAGAATCTGGCAACACGATCTGCATCGCGCTTCTCTTCGGCCTGCGACAGGATGTCTTGACGTTGTGAGCCAGTGAGGTCATCGACTTCACTCAGCCAGGTGTGGAACTCTGGGTCGTCGTTGATGGTCTGCCAGTCAGGCACTTGCGACGCGAGCCGGTCGTAGAAGCTGACTTCCACGTTGGCGTTTGTTGCACCCATCAGCGATTCCAGCTTTCGCTGGAGTTCTTTGACCTCGCCGTCCTTCGCCTGCACCTCTTCACGAGCTGCGCGGCGGATCAGATCAACGAGTGGTTCGCCGAACTCACTCACCTCTTCGGTACTGACCAGCTTCTCTTGCGGAGCAGCCATCCGTACCTTCAACGCTTCCACCTCTTCGGTCAGGCTATTCAACTTTGAATCACGCTCCTTGATCGCAGCATGCAGTCGCGGAACTTCGGCGTTGTACTTGCCGGACAGCGTTTTGAATCGCGCTTCCCACTTCTCGTCTCCCTCTGCGCTTGCGGGCGCGGCCGGGGTGGTAGGGGTTGCAGCGGGTGCCTGCGCTGTCTGTTCGCTCGGGGTCACCATAGTGGGCAACTCCGGATTCGGCACGACGGGTGGCGTCCCATCGGCTTGTGGCTGCTGCGGCTGTCGAGCCTGTTGCAGTCGTTGAAGAGCTTCTTCTGCCTTTCTTTCCGCCTCAATGACGGCGCGTGGTAGGTTCAATTTTTTCTCCTAGAGCCTTCACATTCCTTTGGGAGCCCTATTAGGGTTTTCCCTTACGGTTGATCCGGTGTTCTCGGTGCCAGCAAATGCCGCTGCTGGACAGGCGGGTTGCCCCGACGGGGCGAATCACTTCATCTTGTAGAGCGTGTCCCGGGCGGCTCGCTTCTTTTCGAGAAGCTCACTGATTGCCTGGGATGCTCCCTGGTTCCACCTGGTCTGAACTTCATCCCGGGTGGAATCATTGAGGGTGCGTATCTCGCTCAACGACTCGTCGAGCCACTTACACACTTCCTCGAACTCACTGTTGCCATCCAAGGATGCCAACGCTGCGATAACTCTAGCTGGTGGTTTTGAAAGCATCAGCGCTTAGGCAGCAATGTTTTTGGATCGACCTCGCCTGGGCGGGTGTCGCGCAGGATGCGGTCTTGGCCACGAGGGCTTGTTGCTGGCGCAGTGGTGCGGAGCTTGTAGCCCATCAAGCGGTTGGTCTCGGCAGCGCTCTGGTCGTTGCTCATTGACTTGCTGCTCAGGCGCTTGGACTCAGCAGCAGACTCATCAGGCGCGGATGCGCGTGTGGTTGAGCCAGATACCGAAGACGTTGCGCGGCGACGAGCTGGCGCTGTGGACCGGGCGGGGGAGCTCGAGGCTTCTGACGCCAAGGAATACGCAGGGGTGTTGTCGCCGGAGCCCGCCTCGTTGAATGCGCCGAGGTCGTCGGTAGCCTTCACTTCTACTGGAGCCGCAGCGGGGGGTGTCAAGCGAGTTGAGGAGCGGATTGCCAACTCCTCGCTGGCCGCTTCGCTGTCCATCCTGCCCCGACCAGCGCCGAAGCGGTTGTACGCCTCGCTACCAGCTTGGTCGATGTTGCCCATGCGCATGCGCTCGAAGAAGCCGACCTTCTCGTCCTTGGACGCCTCGAGGCCGCGAGCTTTGTAAGACTCTTCGGTGTCGCCGTCAGCCAGGCGCAGAGGCTTGGCCATGCTCTTGCTCTGCGGAGCGGGGGCGCTGTGAAAGAGTGGGCCACAGTCCTTGCGGCTGGGCGTGGTGGTGGGACCGGAGGCTCCGGTCTTCTTCATGTTCTGGCGAGACCAGTCAGGTACGAATCCCATGTGTCACCTCACTTCTTTGGCTTGCCAGTCGCCTTGTCGGCGTACTGCTTGGGGGACATCTTGCCGCTGGCCAGGGCTTTACCCTTGGCCATCAGGGCACCCTTGGACTTGGAGTCGCCTTCGGCTTTTTCCTTGGCGGCGTATTGGGCGGGCGTGACCTTGCCGGACTTCACGGCCTTTGCTTCGGCCATTTCTTCCTTCTTGGTCTGCTTGCCTGCGAATGGTTTGAATGCCATGTTGGCTCCTTATTGCATGAGGTTGGCTTCGCCGCCTGCGGGATTGCCAGCAGCGTCTAGTGTCATTGGTGCTTTGGCCTGCTGTTGCTGGCCACCCATCATCTGGGCCTGCTGCATCATTTGCTCGGCCATCTGCTTTTGCTGACGGAACTCGAGCTGCTCGGTGGTGGGCACCAGCTTGTCGGTGTCCATCTGGAGGCTCTTGGCCACTTCGCGCAGCAGGTAAGAGCGACCCATCGGGCCGATGATCTGGAGGTCGACAGGGTTGGCCGTCGCCTGCAAGAACTCGTTGCGGCGGACCTGGAGCTGCTCCTTGGCAACCAGACCCATTGCGCCACGGGCGATGACCTTGAAGTCGCCTTTGCACGCAGCGTCAGCGTCGTAGATCATGTTGTGGATGTACAGGCGCTCGACCAGTGCAGCGACCACGGTGTCGATCGAACCGATCGCCGCCTTGATACCCTTGGCTGCGTTGTCCATGAGCATGCTCAGGCCAGACGCCGTGCGACCCACGCCACCGCCACCTGTGTTGCCGTAGACGTAGTTCGGGATGCCCGTGACTTCGTCGGCCTGGCGGCTGAAGTATTGGTAGACGCTCATCAGCGCCTCGGCGTTCATGTTCGGCTGGAAGAACCGGACGGCAGGCTGGCCACCGCCAGTGCGGTCAGACGTGGTCTGCCAAATCTTCCAAGGGAACATCGAGGTGACGTCCTCGCCGTCAGGCAGGCGGTCGACGTGGACCTCGGCCTGCGGGCCAGAGGCGATGCCCATGTTGTTGGCCAGCGATCGAGCCGCGGCGTTGCACAGCACCTGGGTGTCACGCATCTGCTCGGGCAGGGCGGAGCCCCAGAAGCTGCCAGGGATCGGAACCCACTGAGCGATCTCGTAGGGACGACGGCCGAGTGGGTCGGGGTTCAGGATCGCCTTGATGACGAACGGACCGATCACCCAGATGTTTGCCTCGTACTCCTTGTACGGGTCGAGCTTCTTGCCCTTGTAGCCCCACTGGTTGAGCATGCGGCCGGAGACCGAACCCCAATACTCGACGGCCTCGATCACGTCCTTGGTGTACAGGCGTGAGTGAGGCTTGCCTTCCAGGCGATCGCGCTCTTGGTCGCCCATGAGCCACTGGCGGAAACCCGTGTCGCCGAAGCGCTCGAGCACCTGGTCGATGTCGTCGTTGCTGTAGCCGGGGGTGCCCTTCATGGACTCGAGGGCTGCGCGGCTCAAGCGGTGGCGCTCGATGAAGTAGCCGTCGTGGATCGTGCTCGAGCTGGGTGATGGGAAGGCGTCGTGCGGGGAGACGCGCTCAACCTTGCGCACGAAGTCGGTCAGGATGATCGGCTTGTACCCAGGCCCCCACTTCATCACCTTCTTGCGGCGCACCACCGGACCCTTGAGGATGGCGGTGGGGTAGGTGACGAAGTCGTCGATGAACTCGCGGAACGCAGGATCAAAGCCGCCCTGGTTGAGCTGGTCCTCGATCTTGTTCTCCATGCGGAAAGCCTTCTGCTTGGCCTCCTCGCGCAGCTTGTCCATGATCTCGTCCTGGACCTGCTCCATGCGGACGCGGAAAGCTTCGGGGTGAACCTGGCCACCAGCGGCCACGAACTCCTGCATTTCGAGGCGAACCAGGTCCACGATGCCAGCCGAAATCTCGGGAGGCAGCTCGGGCTCGCGGGCAGGGTCCAGGTTGAAGGCTCGGCGCCCGCCGCTGACCATCACGTCGATGATCCAGTTCGCCGCTGCCCGGGACTTCACGTCCGTGATGCGCATGTAGATGTCAGAGCCGCCGGTCTTGGCGATGTCCATCGCCTTGTCCGGGTCGTAGACGCCGCGCCGCTGACGTTCGCACTGGAGCAAACGCTCAGTGATCTCGGTCTTGGCAAACTTGGCCCGACTCCAGGCGTCATTGACGTGAGCGGCAAGCTCTGTGCCGATCGTGTCGATGAGCTGATTCTTCTCGTCAACGAGGACTTCAACCTCGACGGGTGGCTGCACGGCAGCCATTGCGAGTCCCATTTTCATGTCCACCCCTTACTGGATGCGCTGACCACCTGGCGAGCCCGAACGGGTCTCAGGCCATCACGCACCCGCATGCACAAATATTGGAGAGCGTCGTGAGGATGAGAGAACTGATCCTTCACGGGGCGGTCCCTGTATCGTGCCGAGCCTGAAATCTTCATGCGCTCGTAGCGGTAGCGACCATTGAAACCTTTTCGCAGAGTCGTGCATCGAGGGTCCAGCAAGAAGGCCGGACCGCCGTCGATCATCCGCGTGAGGAAGTACGCCACTGATTCTCGCCGGGGTATCCAGTCGTTGGTGCCCGCGGGCTCAGTGGGAATGCCGATCTCGGCCAGCTCCATGAAGCAGGTCCGAGTGTCTGTCTGTGCGCGGATCGCGCCAGCAGGGTCGCCGTCGCTGAACCGCATGAAGCCGCTGTAGCGGTTGACCAGGATCGGGCGCACCACGTCAGAGGCGAACTCCCGAATACCCATGTCCTCGCTGATGATCTCCTCGAGGATGTGCAGTCGGCCGTTGGGCATTTGCTGGCCGATGATGCACGCCGGGGTGAGACCGAAGTCCCAGCCCAGGATGATGGGCAGGCCACGCACGGGCTCGAGGTTCTTCTCGCTGACATGGACCCGATCGTTCCACTCTGCGAAGACGGGCTTGCCGTCAGCGGTGGTGCCGTAGTTGCCAAGCAGGAAGACGTTGATCCAGGTGTCTTGTTTGCCGCCGAGCTGCTGAAGGTAGTAGCCGTGCCCGTTGGGCAGGTTGTCGATGTTCTCGGCTTCGGGGTTGGGCTTGTAGGCGTCTTCGTCGTGGTCGTAGTACAGACCACCGGGTTGACGGAAGAACTTCCAGCCCTTGGGTGTTTCCTGCTCAGCGATCTGATACCACCAGTGGTCGTCGTCTGGTGGGTTGGTGTCCATGATGACGCCGCACCAGGTAGGCCCGCCCTTGAGCTTCGAGGGGAAGCGGCCGACACGCTGGGTACACATGTCGAAGACGGCCTTGGGAATTTCTGAGGCTTCGTTGATCCAGGCCCCGGTCAGTTCGAGGGAGCGCAGCTTGCCGGTGTCGAGCTCAGAGTCGAGCGCCAGGAAGATGACCTCGAGCTCCATCGCGGTGCCATCGCCGATGTCGTCGATGCGCATGAAGCTGGTGATGGGGGTGTCCCAGCGGATGGGGGCTACGTTCTGCGGGAACCAGGTCTGCCACGTCTTGATGGTCGTGGACTTCAGTTCGGGGTAGGTGTTCCGAATGACTGCCCATCGGGACCTACGGACACCGTCGTAGTAGGGTGCTTGAGCGATAGCACGCATGACGATTTCAGAGCAGCAGGCAGAGGACTTGCCGCTACCAACAGGCCCCATGAGACCTCGTACGAAACCGGAGTCGTGATGAAATTCGGAAGCGACAGGGCCAGGCGGATAGTAGTTGACCGCCCCTTCGTCGACATATTCGGCGACCTCGGTCATTCAGCCTTCGGCTTCGGGGCCGTATTGAGGTTGAACGTGATGCCTTGAGCGCTGGTCTCGATCTTCACGTCCGACAGGTTTGGCAGGCTCTTGTCCATGAGGACTTTGATGGCCTGGACCTGCTGGGTCGAGAGATCGACTTTGCCCATAGCGCAGTCGGTCAAGCGGTTGATCAACGAGCTGACCTGGATTTTCTTTCGCACATCCTCTTGATGCGTCTTGCGGAGTCTTGCTGCCATATCAACCTCTGTGGTTATGTCGGTGGCTTTGCGAGGATTGTGGCTGGTGGTTTGAATGGCGGAGCCTGAAGGAATCGAACCCTCACCTGTCGCCAAGTGGCCGAGGGTTCAAGCCCCGTTTGTGCCCTGCACGCCAGGCTCCGAATTGGCATACCCCCAAGGACTCGAACCTTGACCAGCGGTTTTGGAGACCGCCGTGCTGCCGTTACACCAGGGGCACATGTGGCTGTCCGGGTAGGCATCGAACCTACGCACACCGCCTTAACAGGGCGGCGCTCTACCGACTGAGCTACCGGACAAAAATCTTCAGGGGGATGATGGTGGGGGTGGAAGGATTTGAACCTTCTCGACTCTTGGTCAACGGGTTTACAGTCCGCCGCGCCTCACCATCTGCGCCGCACCCCCATGAGCGGGGGTGTCAATACGACGAGGGTGTCGTATTACGCCAAGAGTTTGAATTGGTCTGGGTGACAGGGATCGAACCTGCGGCCTCACGCTCCCAAAGCGCGTGCTCTACCTTCTGAGCTACACCCAGAGAAGTCGGTCGCGGTTGAGAAACGGTTTGCATGGGACGAATTATATCGAGCTTTGGCGGCTTATCCCTGTTGGCTAAACCAGGGTAAACCCTATAAGGAGGGTGACCCGTGACGTGGGTCAGTCGGCGTGGTCACCGGGCGAAAGGAAGTCGCGGAGAAACTCCCAGCCCACGCTGCGGTGGTTATCTCCCCACCAGCCGCTGGGGTCATGACACCCTCTGCAAGGCGCACAAATGCAGTGTGACTGGTGGTCTTTACCAGGGTCAAAACAAAAACCTGGCATGGTCTTTGCTGTATTAAGGTATATAAGGATAAAGGTATCCCATAGGAATACCGGTATCCTTAGACAATGTACTCAATAATGCGTAAGCATTATGGTTTTCTAACCTATGGTTATCCACGTAGTGGGATATAACCAGAATACCGTAAGGTAACCATAGGCTGGATACCGGTATCTACGGCGTCAAACCGGAATTTGACCGCGCTTGACGTGTTCGGCTGCGCCAGCAAAGGCCAGCAGGAGCTGCTTGGCCAGCTTCATCAGGTCGTCTTGACCCCCGAACTCACGCAGATCGAGCTCTGACTCGAAGGCATGAGGCTCACCGTAGACCAAAACGGTCCCGTGAAGCTTCACATGCCACGGCGCATAGACGAATTGACTCGTCTCATCCACGCAAACTTCCCTCAACGGCTCGAACTGTCGCAGGAAACCCTGCATCTCAACGGCTGTCAGCATGTCTTTCTCCGGTTGTTGTGAAAAAAACATTCTGACCGGGGTTCCTGAAGGCCCCCCATAGTCCTTTTTCTGGGTCCGGTAGGGGGGTAGTACCAACCACACCGTTTTGACGCAGCCACGGGCCTAAATAAGCGTCCTGGATGGGGAGATATGACTCCCGCACGAGTGATCCTATACGTGCTGGAGTCCTCATACCCCCCGGTATACCCCACGGTGTCCACTAGGCCACCCCCTCCAGCTCACCACCATCCCTTCCTGATCCATAGTCCGTAGTAACCCTAGGTATTTCAATGGGTTATCTACCGTCTGTGTACTTTTTAGGTCCGTTGTCTACCTTTCTTTGGGAGAAAGGTAGCCAACTTGAGTTGTTTATATGGGTTTTGATCTGTAGGAAACGACTCTTGTATGTGTTTCCTTATATCTCAACCCCCTAACCCCTTGATTTAAAAAGCAAATCACCATGAAACCACCCATTGCCAAACCCTATTCTGAGTACCTTTCCTACTGCCACAGACGTGGGCTTCGACCAGCACCTCTGGTTACGTACACACAGATGCTTAAAGCAAACATAAACCCCTTCACAACTACATGGAGCTAATCATGCTGCTCGTCATTGCTGCCCTCGCCTTAGTTGGCATCGTTCCCGGCTTTTACTTCGCATTCCCGTTTCTGGTTATCAACCTCGGGTTGCCATTCATCGTCGGCTTTGCGCCGTGCTTTGTGCTGGTTGGCGTCTTCTGCTGGTGCGTCCACCGCTACGAGATCAACACCTACCGTTGACTGTGGTTTGCGTGAGCCTGTGGGCTTACGAGCCGAATTCTGTCTGGCTCTCCTGCGGAGAGAGCCAGCCAGCTTTCTCTTGTGTTTTTTGTTCTCAACCCTTTGTAAAGGAACCTCATCATGTTTTTCACCACCAAATCTTTGAACGCCAACGCTCCCACTCCCAAGCAGCTCGAGTGGTTCGCCAAGCGTCAACTGCAATGCCCTGCTACCCGCGAGGAAGCCAGCCAGATGATCGCCGTCGAGATCGCCAAGCAGGAAACCGCTCCTGCTCCCGACAATGTTCTAGGCGCTGCCTACATGATGGGCGTTGGCCTGGGCTGGTGCGGCAAGGAATTGCCTGGCGCTGGCATTCGCGAGGCGATGACCCAGGTCAAGATTCTGGAGTGCGTGCAAGCAATCCAGCGAGCCATGCTGGACGACAGCAAGACTCAGGACGACGTGGACAGCGCCGTCAAGATGCTGATGGCAACCTGCATGGAACGCTTGGCCAAGCCGATGGCTGTCGAGCGCCGTGTGGTGAACCAGATGCCCGTCGCTGAAGAAGCGCCGATGTAAGACAAAGGGGGTGGCTACGGTCACCCCTTTTTCTTTTTCAAAGAGCTACTCCCAATCCAGTATTTACACGAGAGGACACCGATGAATGACTGCACCTGACTTTCAATACGTTCACGACCAGTACTACCTGGCGATCGTCAATGACGGCACTTGGCACAACAACCTTCAGGCTGTGCTTAATGACCGCAACTTCAAGCCGTTCGTCACGAGGGTGGATGACTTCGCAGACATCCTGCGCAAGAGGCACAAGCTTGACGACCTCGACCTGAACCACAAGGTCTACATCAGGCTGATGGTGCTCGAGTACATGCTGAGCAAAGAGATGGTCCGCGCCAGGTTTGTCAACGACGACATCTTCTGCAAGCACATCAGCTATGCACACAGCCACGGCTTTGGCTGGCTTGCCAGCCGAGTGATGGGCACCAATCCCGCAACCCCCGAGGCCATCAATGGCCAACCAGAAACCCAACCTATCCAGGAGAACCCTATGCCTTCCATCGAAATCAAGAACATCACCTACATCAACAACGCCGACGTGAGAGCACTCAGCGACGAGCAGCTCATCGGCACCATCAAGAATATCGAGCTTGAGATTGCTGACCTGGGGCTGGTCAAGACCGAGTCGGTCAAGATCAAGGCCAAGATCGCCGCGTTGCAAGACACGCTGACCAAGGTCGTCGCCATCCTCGACGCCCGGTAAACACCATGACCCCATGACAAGGGAGCTTCGGCTCCCTTTTTCTTTTCCAGAACCACTCCCGATTCAATATTTACACAAGGAGCAGGCATGACCGAAGTCATCAGCATTGACCGCTATGAGCCCGACTACAAACACAAGTGCGAAGTCTGTGGGCAGAAACCGGTAGTCACCGGCACGAAGAACGGCAAGGTCGTTTACCAGGGTGAGATGTGTGGCCCTTGCACCTGGGGGGAATCCAGCGCCGTCGACCCGTCCACATGGAATCAAGGAGATCAGGCATGACCACCGACACCATCACCCTTCAGTCCGAGCTCGAGCAGTTCATCGGCACTGAGCAGTACCACTTCAACCCGCTGTACCGGTGGATGAACTACACGGACGGCGTCAAGTACTTCGCCACCAATGCAGGCGGCGGATCTTACTGGCTGCTCGACATCATCGGCACCGAGCTGCAACCACTGGCCCGCAAGCACAGGTTCATGACTGTCGATCTGCGGGTTCACGCCAATGAGTCGTGCGACATCGTCGTCACCGATGGCAACGACAGCGAGCTGTGGGCCAAGCGAGTCTCGTTCACCGACTGCCCGAAAGGAGACTGGCGCTTCTTCCTTCAGAGCGGCGTGCTGATGCTCACTTCGGAGTACTGACGTGGGCAGGATGAAGAAACTCTACGAGCTGTCTGAGCTCATCGACCGACGCACTTGTACCTACGGTGACCTCGACCAGGCGGCAGAGGTCATGCGCATGGCACACGCCGCGGTCAACCAGGTGCTGGACCTGGTGCGCAAGTCTGAGTTCCTGCTGAACGACTGGCTTGCGACAAGCACCGAGCATGTGTTCGAGGAGCAGCCCGACATCGACGCAGCTCGCAACTACCTGCTCGAGGCAATCGAACTACTGGAGGAATCAACCAATGGAAGTACCAAAGGGCGAGGCACAGAGGCCGCTCACGCAGGCTGAGAAAGCAGCCAAGTCCATCGAGCGCATGAAGACGGAAGCGATCCATGCGCAGGCGATGCAGCTCGAGTACATGAGGCTCAGGCTCATCGACCTCGAGGACCAGGTCAAGCAACTGACCAAGGACAAACGAAGCCTTGAGCTCAAGCTCATGTCTTCACAACGAATCATCAACGCACAAGGAGAACGTCGTGGGTCTTGATATGTACGCATTCACATGCGACCAGGAGCAAATCGGTGACAAGCAGGTCGACATCGACCTCGAGAAGATCAAGGAGCTGGACAAGAAGTTTGCCTACTGGCGCAAGTTCAACAACCTGCATCAGTGGATGGCAGACCTGTACTTCAAGAAGGGAGGACAGAGCAGCAGCTTTAACTGCGACACGGTCAGGCTCATGCGTGAAGACCTCGATCGCCTGGAGGCTGAGGCCAAGACGCTCAAGCCTGCATCCGGGTTCTTCTGGGGTGACGAGGATGAGATGACACCCGAGGCTACGCAAGAAGTGCTCGAGTTCGTTGAGAAGTCACGGCTTGCAATAGCCAACGGCAAGGCGGTGATCTACGACAGTTGGTGGTAATCACCAGCGATAAACAACAACGCCCCTTCGGGGGCGTTTGCTATTCAAAGGCAACTCCCACTTCAATATTTACATCAAAGGACAACGATGAACACCAGAGCACTGAAGATCGTACGCCACCTGTTCTGCTCAGAGCACATACCACGCGAGCACAACCGTTCGTATCAACGCCAGTGGGTGAGACAGGTGCGACTGCTTGGCGACAAGTGGCTGCTGGCCAAGCACGTAAACAAAGGAGGTGGCCATGCTTCCGTATGACTACAGCCGATGCAAGCCTGAGCTGGTCGATACCTACTGCAAGAACTGCAAGCGGTGGGCAGACCACCCAGATCAGACATGGGGTGAGCGCACGCCATTCAACACAGCGGAGTCATCGAGTGACGAGCGCTGCTCATACGTACCGATCGTGGGCGAGGACAAATGACCAGGCCAGTCGTCATCCTGTTCGCCGTGACGTACGTGTCGCTGTGTTCCTTCGGGATTTACCTGGCGTACCACAGTGCGCCGAAGGTCAAGCGCATCAACTGTTCAATCGCAGAGATAAGCCCTGACTTCACGCCTGAGATGCGTGCTCAGTGCCGAGCCATTAAAGGAGAAAGACTTCTATGACCAAAGACGAAGCACTCGACAAGGCGCTGGAGGCGTTGACTGTCCTGCTGGATGAGTGGACGCAAGCAAGACAAGCGCAATTAAAAGGCATAGATGCCATCACCGCCATCAAGCAATCCCGTTCAGCACAGGTGCAGGAGCCTGTGGCGTGGCTGAAACGGCACGAATTGGCAGACCTTCAGACATGCAATTACCGCAGGCTTGGTGCAGATAGCCCGCGCATCTGGGCACCTAATGCACCAGATGCCCCGCCGCCTGAACTGGATTTGGTTGCCGTCTACACCACCCCACCCACAGCACAGCGGCAATGGGTTGGGCTGACGGATGAGCAGATAGACAAACTCTTTGGCGATGGCCCTTATGTGCCAGCTATGTTGTTGCGTAATGTTGCCAGAGCCATCGAAGCCAAACTCAAGGAGAAGAATGGCTCGTAAGCGTGCGAACCGGGACAAGGTACTGGCCGCACTGCCAGGCAGCAACGCCGACGTGAGACAGCGCACAGGGTTGAGTCTGGCCACCACACACAGGTGGCTCAAAGACCTGCTCGATGCTGGCGACATTCATGTGCATCACATGGAGGTCAACCCTCACGGCGGACCAATGATCCATGTGTATCACCCTGGCCCAGCGCCAGCGAAGCACATGATCAAGATGCCGAAGCTGACCACCGATGCCGATCGAGTCAAGCAGTATCGACGTCGGCTCAAGAAGGACGGCGGATGGGAGGACCTGCTTGCCAAGAGCAGGGCTTACTACTGGACCAAGAAGAAACCACAGCGCGACCCACTGACGGCGGCGCTATTCGGAAAGCAAGCATGAGGAAGAAGTCAAAGTACAAACCCAAGGGCGTGAGACTGGACACGATGGCGTGGATCAAGAGCGGCATGCTCAAGGCTGCACAGGTGGGCGGCGGCGGCATCATCCTCGACACGCGCATCAAGAACCACAACGCCATCGACAAGCTGCGTCTTGGCCAGGCAGACAAGGACGACGTGGACATCCTGATCCAGGCGTTCAACGTCACCGAGGCGCTGGCTATCAAGAACATCGGCGATGACTTCAGAGCCGAGATCAAGGCTGGGCAAGACGCCATCTACAGCCTCGGCGTCAGGTCGGTAGGGATCGGGAGGTTCGTGGCCACAGGCCCCGAGCTCAGCGCCATCAACCTGACGATGGAAGTTCACGACGCACAGCTCGACATCTGCACCGTCGCAGAGATGGAGAGTGCGCTCGACTACGTGTGGGATCAGATCAGGAAGAAGAAAGCCAGGAGGATTCCAGCGCCAGCTTGATTCAGGGAGTGTCTTCCCCTCTTTGGGGAGGGGAATCCTCTCTTGCTGTTTGTATGTAGACCCTGTTTGAACGTGACCTTGGCCCGCCTTATGGCGGGCTTTTTCATTTCTATTCGGAGATCAAATGAAACCGAACGCATACCTCATTCGGCTTATGAGCGGGACTCAAGGCGAGCAAGCCGCTTTTGCAAAGCGCATCGCAGATCGTGCAAGGGATGGCGGCAACGTCAACAGCCTGCTCTCAATCCTCGATCAATTCCCGCGCTACGTCGGCAACACCGTCTGCACATTCATGAGTGAAGATGACGACGGCCACCACATGCTTCGCATGCGCCTCGAGCTGCGCAACAAGTACCTGAGTGAAATGTCGATGTACGGGCTGCACGACTGGCTCAACTCGTACAGCGATGCCGACGACTACGACGACATCATTGACTACCTCGAGCGCAAGAAGGGTCTGGTCCGCTGCGATGACTGCGGTGAATGGGAGCTGGAAGATCACGCACGCTGCTACTACGGCAACGACGAAGCATCAATCTGCCGCAACTGCATCGACAACGAGTACCAATGGTCGGACCGTTACGACGAGTACGTCTACGGCGACGACGCAAGGACTGCGATCGACGAGAACGGCCAGCGCTGCACGATCTCCAGCGATGACGACAACTTCAGCTACAACGAAGACGAAGACACTTGGGTTCACGAAGACTACGACCCTGCATCCAGGATCATCGGCAACTACCACAGCAGCAAGCACTCGCAACGCGAGCAGCCAAGCGAGTGGACCAAGCTGAAGAAGCGCTACCTGGGTGTCGAGCTCGAGGTCGAGGTGATGTCGGATCGCGCAGACCGCGCCACCAAGGCCAAGGAAATCTTCGAGCACGTCAACGACGGCGAGTTCGGCAAGCGTGTGTTCTTCGAGAACGATGGCTCGATCAGCCACGGCTTCGAGATCATCAGCCAGCCGATGGGTCTCGACAAGCATCGTGAGCTTTGGGCCTGGCTCAATGACCGCAGCCTGGTCAAGCATCTTCGCTCTCACAACACGACAACCTGCGGACTGCACGTTCACGTCAGCAAGCAGAACCTGTCGAAGCTTCAGATCGCCAAGATCGTCACGTTCGTCAACGACGTAGACAACGAGCAGTTGATCCGCGCAGTCGCACGTCGGTACGCCGAGGGCTATTGCAGGATCAAGCACAAGAAGATCGGCGCTGCTGCCCATTCAGAGGATCGCTACGAGGCGGTGAACATCACCTCTCGCAAGACGATCGAGTTCCGCATCTTCAAGGGCAGCTTGAAGTACGAGTCAGTCATGGCAGCGATCGAGTTCTCGAACGCAGTCGTCGACTTCTGCGGCCTGGCCAAGACCTCAATCAAAGACCTCAAGGCAGACAAGTTCCTCGAGTTCATCAACAGCGACGAGTCGAACGAGACCGAGTTCCTGCGCCCCTACCTGGCACAGCGTCTCGAAGCAGCTTAATCAAACATCAATTACCAAGGATCAACAACATGTGTCTTCTCGTTCAGCAAACCACGAGCTCCAACTTCACCGACGAGTTCCTCGCCGACGTCTTCAACAAGAACCAGGATGGCCTGGGTGTGATGTACGCCGAGGATGACAAGCTGCACATCTTCAAGTGCTTGCCCGCCAACGCTCAGGAATTCATCGGCTTCTACCGCGCACACGCCGAGGGCAAGAACTGTGTGTGGCACGCACGCATGCAGACGCACGGCGACATCGACTTCGACAACTGCCACCCCTACATGGTGACGAGCGATGTCTGGCTCGCGCACAACGGCATCCTGTCGACAGGCAACGCCGCCGACAAGACCAAGTCGGACACCTGGCACTTCATCAAGAACTTCATCCGCCCAGCGTTGATCGGCAACCCAGAGCTGCTGACTGATCCCGAGTGGCAGAAGTTCGTCGGCGAGATCATCGGCCGCAGCAACAAGTTCGCACTGGTTCGCAACGATGGTGAGATCGTGGTCATCAACGCCAGCGCTGGCGTCAACTACGAGAACGCCTGGCTGTCGAACACGTACGCCTGGTCGTACTACAAGTTCACCAACAACGGCGGCTACACCAACATGTACAGCGGGTACGGTGGCAGTCGTTCGCACTGGGCAGACGGCGACGATTACTACGACAACATGTACTCGAGCTACGGCACCAACTTCAAGGACAAGACGACAGTGGCCAAGGGCTCGTACGTCAACGACAAGTCGGATGCCAAGCACGAGCTCACCACCCTCACGGCTGCGCAGGTTCGTCCGTACGTCAAGGCTGCGTTCAATCAGTGGTCGCGCCGCGGCGTAGAAGGTGTTGAGCAGTGGGTGTTCGACGCACCGCACAAGGCGGCGGCTCTGCTGTCGTACTGGTACGACGACGTCGACGATGTGTTCGACATGGTCGAGGACTTCCCTGAGACCGCAGCCGAGTGGATCGCTGACCTGTTCCAGTCCGACTCGATCTCCCCCAGCCTCATCGACTGAGCGGAAGGAGGACGATGGACGACTGGAAGCAACACGTAAAGCTCGAGATCACGGACGCGTCGACAGACGTGTTCCGTCTTCTTCAAATCAATATGGCAATCAACGACATGAAGGAAATTGACCTGATCCCAAACACCGTACACACCGAACTCTCAACCCTCATCCAGACAGTCAACGATGTCAGCAATCAAGGCGGTAGCAAGTAAGCGCGTTGAGCTGGAGTACCTGCTTGTCTGCAAGGATGGCTCGCGTGCGCGTGGTGCCAACCTTGAGGAAGCAACCCAGCGCATCAAGCGCATGACCAGCTCGCCGGTGATGATGTCGTTCCTGGTTCACCCAGAGACGACCATCAACAGCTTCGGGTACATCGTGTACCCCGATGGCTACCCACCGGAGGAGATCACCTACAAGAAAGGAAAGGAGTGGACCGCCACCATCTCGAGATAAGGCGTCTGATCAGGGGGCTCGGGCTTCGGCTCGAGTCCACCAATCAATCAGGCGGACACATCAAGGCATCCGTCCGCAAGGACGACATCATCAAGAACGTGATCTTCCCCGTCTCGCCAAGCGATGCAAGGTGGAAGCGAAACATGGAGTCTTACCTCAAGAAGACATTCAACCTATGACAGAAAAGAAATCACGCCGCAGCGTTACTCATCGCGCCGTCTCGCCAGCCGAGCGCATGACCATCATCCAGCTCTGGACCAGCGGGCAGGGCAAGGTCAAGGACATAGCCGATGCGATGCGGCGTCCACCCTCAACCATCTACAACGTGATCATCAACGCCGGGTTGTGGCCAGGCTACGATGACTACACACAGGCCGGGAAGATCAACAAGACGGGCGTCATCCGCCGACCTCGCGTCAAGAAGGTCGACAAGCCTGTCGAGATCAGCGCACCGGTCGAGCCTGCGCCAATGGCTCCCATCGAGTTGATCGCTGGCCCACGCCGTGGCGTGTGGCAGCGGATCAAAGACTTCTTCGCCTGACCAGTGGGGGCTTCGGCCCCCATTTCTTTTTTCAGACTCAGCCGCCAAGTCGATATTTACACGAGCCACAAAAGAAAAACCCCCGGTCAGGGTTGCCGGGGGTTTATGGTTCAGCTCACCGCATTTGGGTGGAGGTACATACCTCAACGCTTCATGCCGCGATCTTATGTGGTGATTCGTTGCTTTGTAAAGCGGTATGCAAACGCTCCCTCACCAGGGTGGCAAACGCCTTGAGGCTCAGCTCAATGGTGAAGTCCACATCCTCGTCCCACTCCTCGTCCATCATGAATCCCCACGGGATTCGCACACGCCACGAGCAGAAGTCCTCCCGGTACGCCAGCACTGGCTCGGCATCGACACGCTTCGCTTGATCCACGGCCTGCGCCCAGAACCTGACGATGTCCCCCTCCTTGATTACCTTGTACCGTTTGATCTCGATCGCGAAACCCTCTAGCCCCACGATGTCGTGACCGCCTTTGCGGGTCTGCTCGAGGTTGCGCTTGAGCGGCTCAGTCAGCGTGTCGCCCAGCAGCTCGGCCAGCTCCTTGCAGAACTCCCTCTCGGCGCTTGCGCCCTTGGCCCTTGAATTGATCTTGCCCATCACTTGCCTTTCTTTTCCTTGCTGTCGATCTTACTGAGCCGCGACGAGAACTCCGCCATCAGCTCCTGCGCCACCGCCTGAATGGCGTACGCCTCCTGCTCACGGCCAGGCATTTGCTCGCCGTAGTAGTCGCAGTATTCCTGCCAGATGTGAACCGCCTCGTGGACCAGCAGGCCAGCCACCTCGATGGGGTCTCGTCCCTGCCATCCCGTGAGGCAAACAACGCAGGCCAGCCCTTTGCCTGAGATCAGGTGGTGCGCTGTTGCATCAGCCTGCTCGGACTTGATCCAGTGCGGCGGCGACTCGATCCTCAAGTGCCTCATCGCCTGCTTGTACTCTTGCTCACTCAAGCACAGGGTCAGGTACGGCCCAGGTGCTGAGATTCTTCGGTCCAACCAGTTCATGTCTTGCTTTCAAATACCAGTCGACGCATGTCTTCCAGGTGATACTTGATTGCCTCGACCTGACCGGTCGAACCAATCGACTGCGATGGCTTGACGCCTGCCTGCCACAGCTCGTCCATCAGGCGCTGCGCCGCATCGAGCGGTAGCCTGAGCGTCGGCTGTATCAGCGAGCCGGGGTCGATGACCTGCATCGTGGGCGGCATAGCCACCGCAAACCCTGACTCACCCCTGACGCCAAGGCGGATGCCGATGGTGTCACTCCAGATTTCCCGCTGTGCGTTGACGTGCCAGGTCTCGGTCATGACGCGTCCTTCCTCACGCCGTTGATGGCGACCTGTAGGGTGATGCCCTCGAGTCCGAAGTCGCGCACCTCATGGACTCGAGCGACGATGTCGCGGCAAGCCTCCTCGATCACGGCGTCGATCTCGTCGTTGATCACCTGAGCAAGGCGCTTGCGAAGATCAGCCTTGATGACCTGCTTGAGGTTGGCCTCGACCAGCGGGGCCACTGCTGTGTACTTGAGGGTGATGCTCATGCCTTTGTCCCCAGCCCTGCGCAGGCGTTGTCCCATTGGTCCTTCGTGATAGGTGATGCCGTGTCAACCCAGGTGGGCGCAGGGGCCATGCCGTATGCCAGCTTTCTCGCCTCGTCCTGAACGGCTTTGTAGAATTCGTCGTAGGTGCAGACGAACAGCTCACACTGGAATTCGGTGTGGTAATCGTGGCGCTTTTCGATGACGCCGATCCTGCCAATCTTGTCGGCGATCTGCATCCGCATCTCGTGAATGATGCGATCCCGAATGAAGTCGGGGTTTGAGTTGTAGGCCAGATTGCTTGCTGTCAGTTTCAGTCCAATTCTTTCAAACATTTCACGCTCCGTATGCGCGGCGCTCCGCACGTTCGTTGGCTGACTTGGTGCGGAAGATTTCGATCTCCAGCTCCACGGCCTTGAGGTGGTAGCGCACCTTCTCCTCGTCATGCACGGCGACACGCAGGTCCTCGAGCAGCTTCTGGTAAGTGGGGTGGGCAGCAGCCTCACGCTCTTGCGCAGCAGCAGACGCATGGCCACCCTTCATGGCGTCCTTCATGAGCATGGCGAGGCAGCTCTTCTTGTAATCCTCGAGGTAGCCTCGAGTGGCTTTGGCGGGGGCGTAGCGATCAGCCAGTTGGCGGTAACGCTCAAGCAATTCTTCAATGTCCATTTGTAATCTCCTTCACAGTTCCATCTCGGTAATACAGTTTGTTTCCAATGCGGCTGGGTAGCTCGAGGAAGTCCTCAGAGCCTGGCCGCGCAGGGGCCTGGTAGTCAGCGGGCTCGTAGTGCGGTGCCTTCATGACCGAATCCCTGAAGCTCTTCGACTGCGGGTTGAGGCCGGGTACAGGGCCGAGCTCGTTGAGCTTCTCTGTGCCCTGCGTGGTGAGCGACCAGCCTTTGAAGACCTTGCGCACGTAGCCCGCGGCGACAAGGCGGGACATGTACTCGCCATCGAATCGGCTGATGCTGTTGATGGCACCGACCACCAGCTTCAGTTCCTTGCTGGTCTTCACGCCGAACGCCAGGGCGTAGATGATCCGGTGTGACCCGGCGTTGCGAACGACTTTGCCGAAGCTCATGGCGCACCCCTTCTTTCTGCGGCCAGCGCCGCCATCGCACCCTTGGGTCGTGTTGCCTTGAGACGCCAG